GTCTGCTGACCAGTTCCTGTCCAGGTGGCTTTCGCGTGCCCGTGAACGGGGCCCCCGTGGCCCAGCGAACGGCAACGGCAAGGGGATCGACCACACCCCCCCCACGATCGACCTGGACGATCCTGACGCGGCTGCGAAGCTGGAAGGCGGTGGCAGATGACTGAACTGAAGCTGCCCTATTCCCTGGACGCTGAACGCAGCGTGCTGGGGGCCTTCTTCATCGATCCCACCCTGGTGCGCATCCTGGGCCTGGAAGCCGAAGACTTCTACAGGCCGGCGCACCGGGTGATCTTCAAGGCCATGAACCGGCTGGTGGCCAACGGCAAGCCGGTGGAACTGGAACTGCTGCTGGACTCCATCGGCGAAAAGCAGATCGACGAAGCCGGCGGCCTGCAGTACCTGGCCGAAGTCGCCGGCGCTGCTGCCACGTCCATTTCGGCGCGGCACTATTCGGAAATCGTGCAGCGCAAGGCCGCCCAGCGACGGGTGAAGGTGGCCTGCAGCGAACTGCTGGGCATGGACGGCGACGACCCCGACGAATGGACCGACGCCCAGCGCGCTGTGCAGCGTTCCATGGAACCGACCACCACCGACATGATCGACCAGCAGCAGCGGGCCAAGCGGTGGCGGGAAAAGTACACCAGGAAAAGCCCCCAGTTCCTACCTGTGCCGCTGCAGCGGTGGGAAGAATGGATCGGGGGGATCCCCCTTGGTGCCCAGACGGTGATCGGCGCCAGGCCCAGCATGGGCAAGACTGCGCTGGGGCTGTTCCTGGGGCTGACGCTGGCGCTGGCCGGGATCCCCGTGGCGTATTTCAGCCTTGAATCCCCCTGGGAACAGATCCACCAGCGGCTGATCGTCATGCTGTCCTGGCTGCAGGGCCGGTGGTACGACGGCCTGGCGATCAAGGCCGACGATCTGCGCAGCCGGGAAGCCGATCCTGATGAAGTGTGTATCTGGTCCAGGGACATCGCGAAGCTGCCGATCTACGTGGAAGATCGCGTCACCAGCTTGCCCCGGCTGGTCAGCAAGGCCAGGGCGATCACACACACACACGGGGTGCAGGGCATCTTCCTGGACCTGGTGGGCAAGGTTAAGGACCGCAGCGTGCGCGGGGAAAACCAGCAGCGGGAAACGATCCACCGGGCCAGCTACGAATTCAGCAGGATCGCGGTGGAATGCAACGTGGCCACCATCCTGATGGCACACCTGAACCGACAGGCGCAGGGGGTACTGGAACCGACGCTGGCTCACCTGCGCATGGCCGGCGACCTGGAAAACGACGCCGACCTGGTGGTGATGATGGCCAGGGAAACCATGGACACCGACTGGGGGAAGTTCACCGTGCGCAAGAACAGGGACGGCCGTGCTGACATGGGGTTCAGGTATGCGTTCCTGCGCCAGCACCTGGCCTTCGGGAACTTCACCACAGCAGAAGGGCCGGAATAATGAAAGCACAGCAGATCGACGCCACGATCGCGGCCTACCACCAGGCGCACCTTCACGGGGCTGTGGGCCTGAAGAATACAGCCTGGACGAAGCTGGAAGCCGTGGCGGCACAGCTACCCCACTTTGAACCCTGCACCTGGGCGCAGATGGAAACGGCGCTGCTGCAGGCCTACAACGCGATCGACCAGGCGCTGGAAGCCGGCGCCGGCGTGGACGATATCGTGGACCTGGCACGCGCCAGATCCGAAGCATGGACGAAGATCCGGGCGTGGTTGCTCGGCGAAACCAACACGGAAAGGAACTAGGAACATGACGAACATGGAAGATCTGCAGGAACACGAACAGGCCCTGGGCGACACCGAACTGGACCTGGCTGTCAAGCTGGACGCCGACGAACGGCTGGAACGCCTGGCCAAGTGGGACCAGGCCCAAGGGCTGATCAAGAACCTGGACACCGCCTTCAAGACGCAGAAGGCCGACCACGACAAGCAGAAGGCCGACCTGAAGGCCAACGCCGACAAGGCCCTGGACGCGGCCAAGTCGGGGGAGGAATACCGGCCGGTGAAGTGCCAGCTGATCGGCGACTTCAACACCGGCACCGTTATGCCCTACCGGCTGGACACCGGGGAACCGATCACGGCGCACCGCCGGATCATGACCGACGCCGAACGCCAGCAGCAGCTGAACCTGGCCGACAACGGGGCCCAGTCGTCCCAGGACGACGACGACGACGACCAGGCCGGCGGGGACACCGATCCGGCCCAGGCCGACGACAGCGGGGCGCAGGGCGAACTGTTGAACACTGACGACGACGGACTGGAATAGGGGGTGCACCATGGCAAAGGTATTCATTCAGCGGGTGCAGGCCACCCCAGCACGGCGTGAATGGTGGTTGCTGGGCAACGACGGCACCATGATGGTGGGCAAGAAAAGCAAGGCTGATCTGCTTGCCAAGTACGCCGACGACACCGGCAACACGTCCCCGAAGGTGGAAGAACAAGAAGGGATCCAGAAGGCGGCCGACGCAGCCCTGACGCAGAACAGGAAGCGCCAGGCCTACGGGTTGCGCTGATGTTCACCCTGGGGCTGGACATCGCGCCGACGCATTCAGCTGCTGTTCTGGTGCACTTCAACACCGCGGTGGACGATCCGGTGCCCACGGCCGAACCCGTTGACCACTGGTTCATCACCGGCCAGGCAAGGGTCGCCAAAAAGGCCCAGGGCCGGGGGGTGTACCTTCAGCCACTGAAGAAGGGCCTGGACCCTGAAGTGCTGCGCATGCGCCGACTGGAAGCCCTGCGCGACATGCTGCGCCGGATCCGTCGCCACCTGGCGGATCACGGCGTCAGCGTGCCGCTGGTGGGCGTCGAAGGGTACCACTTCGGGCAGCGACGGCCGAAGCGCAAGGGGAAGGACGGCAAGCTGGAAGACGCAGCCCCCAGCATGTCGCACGCCCACGACATGGGGGGCAGCGGCGACCTGGTGCGGTTCATCCTGTACAACACGGGGATCCCCTTCAGGGCCTACGCCGTGGGCCAGATCAGGAAGCTGTGCTGCCATCACGGGAACCTGGCGAAGCCCAAGGCACACGGCCGGATCCTGGACAGGTGGCCAGCGGTGGGGCAGTTCGATCGGTACCGCTTCGACACCTACCCCACCACCACCGAAGATCTGATCGATGCCTTCGCGGCCGGCGTCACCGCCGGCGTGGAAGCCATGCTGCGCGGTGGCAACCTGCGCATGGAACAGCTGCAGATCGACGCAGAACGCGAAGTGTTCCTGACGGTCAGCAGCCTGCACAAAACCAACCTGCTGGGGATCCCCCCGGTGGCCAGATGAAGCGAAAGGTGAAGCGCAACATGTCCGAAGTGATACCGCTGCACGGGGGCCGCGGTGGGGACACCCCCACCGTGGACCAGCTGGTGCGGTACTTCAAGGAACACCGGGATCAGTGGCTGGACGTGCGGGAAGCCATGGAAGGCCCGTGCACCGTGTGCGACGGCAACCCCGACCACGCCGTGGTCCCACTGCCCAAAGGGGGGTTCACGGTGGGCCCGTGCCACCTGTGCCACCCCGACGAATATGCCGCCTTCATAGGCGCGAAAGGTGAAGAAGATGGACAAAAAGGAAGTGAGTGATCTGCGGGGTTTCGCCATTGTGCTGCTGATGCTGGCGGCCGTCATGGTGGGCGTCCAGGTGCTGGGGGGTACGATGCGCGCCAAGGCCCTGGAACGGGGCCTGGCTGCCGCTGAACCGATCCAGCTGGACCTGACCGGCCCCGACGACCTGGCCGACTACAGCGACCCCGGCGGCCGCTACCAGGTGCGCACCGGCTGGGACTGGCCCCTGCTGGTGGACACGAAGAACGGCACCGTGTGGGTTCTGATCGGCAACGGCCCGAAGTCCTGGCGCTGGATGCTGCTGCACAAGGCCGAAGGGGGGGCACCGTGACGACGATCTGGGAACGATACGGGTGGAACGAAAAGTGGGGATACGAACGGCAGCAGCGCAAGGATCCACCCCCGCCGGCGGTGGGCCAGGTATGGGCGATGCCCAACGGCATGGAAGTCATGATCGTGGGGCTGTTGGGAAAGCACCCGATCGTCCCATCAGCCCAAGGCAACGACGTGATTACAGATCCATGGCCCACTGACGAAGCTGCCCTGGTTGCCGGCCCAGGCGCCCCCTGGGCACCACCAGGCTGGAAGGAAGGGGGTGAAGGGTGAACCGCACAAAGATCGAATGGACGCACGCCCCCGGCCGCACGGGGTACACCTGGAACCCGATCACAGGGTGCCGGCACGGGTGCGGCTACTGCTACGCCAGGCCCTTCGCGAAGCGCCTGCAGGGCATGGGGGTGCCGGGGTACGAAGCCGGCTTTGAACCGACCTTCCACCCCACCAGGATCCTGGAACCCACGACGGTGAAGCAGCCGGGGTTCGTGTTCACGGTTTCCATGGGGGACATGTTCGGCCACTGGGTTCCCTTCACCTGGATCAACGACGTGTTCAGCGTGGCGGAACAGTGCCCCCAGCACGTCTTCGCTGTACTGACGAAGAACCCCAGCAAGATCCAGGACTGGCACGACGCCGGCGGCCGGATCCCAGACAACGTTTGGCTGGGGGTTTCGGTCACCACCATGGACGAAGCCTGGCGCATCAGCGTCCTGTGGTCGGTGCCGGGGACTGGGGTGCGGTTCGTATCCCTGGAACCGATCCGGGGGCCCGTGGATCGTGAATACCTGACCGGCCTGGACTGGCTGATCGTCGGTTCCCAGACGGGGGCCGGGGCGCCGAAGCCTGACCAGCAGCTGGTGAACAAGATGGTGAAGGTGGCGGAACGCCTGGAACGCCCGATCTTCGTGAAGGCCAACACCGGCCTGGACGGTCCACGACAGTGGCCGGGGGGGGTGTCATGAAGTACCGCGTGATCGTAGCTGATCCGCCGTGGGCCTTCGGCGACTTGCTGGCCCACAGCCCCACCAGCGTGAAGCGTGGCGCGGCCGCTCAGTACGCCACCCTGACCACCGCCGAACTGGCTGCCCTGCAGGTTGGCACCTTGGCCCAGGACGACGCCCTGATAGCCCTGTGGTGCCCTGCGACGCTGATCCCCGATGGCCTGCACGTCCTGGCCGGCTGGGGCTTCGACTTCAAGCAGGTGTGGATCTGGGCAAAAACGCGGAAACCGAAGGGCCTGGGGGACTGGCTGGGGCAGATGGCCGACAAGGTGGCCGACACCCCAGGAACCGCGCGGTTTCCCGATCTTTGGATGCCTGACGGCATGGCCTTCGGCATGGGCCGGCTGGCCCGTTCCTGCAAGGAACTGCTGCTGGTGGGCACACGGGGATCGATATACCAGCACCTGCGCACCAAGTCCGAACGGGATCTGGTGTTCGCGCCGGCGACGAAGCACAGCGTGAAGCCTGAAGCCCTGCAGGACAAGCTGGAACGCATGCTGCCGGGGCCATACCTCGAGCTATTCGCCAGGCGCGATCGGCCTGGCTGGGACTGCTGCGGCCTGGAATGCCCCAGCACCGCAGGGGAAGAAGTGCGCGCGTCGATCGTGCGCCTGAACAACCAATGACGAAGCGAAAGGACAAGGACATGCCCGCAGGGATCGCCATGAAGCTGACGCAGAAACAGGGCCCGCTGTCGCAGTTCGTGCAGCTGGGCAAGTGGCACCGCAGATACCTGGAAGCGATCAATGAAGGGATCGAACTGGGGATCCTGCACCACAGCAACGACCTGAAGGACCACCTGGAAGACGTGGCCCGCAAGGTGAACCGCGCCAGGGAAGACAACCCCTGGTTGAAAGGGGAAAGCATATGGCCGAAAGAATGAAGGAAATTGATGTTCATGCGCTGCACCAATGGGGGGACAGTCCAGCCGAACGGGTGCTGGTCGGTCCCTACGAACTGTTCCTGGGGGCCGACTACAACCCCCGCATGCTGGAACCCGTGGCGAAGATGGCAGCCCTACCACTGCATCCCCAGCACCAGGACACCATCGTGGTGGGGGAACTGCAGAAGCCGGGGGAACCCACGGCCGTGATCTACATTGTCAGCATGGGGTGGTTCCTGGTGCCGTTCACGTCGGCCGACGCCACCCTGACGCCTGAACTGTTCGCCATGATCCGCAACATGATCCACGTCATGATCGACATGGACAAGAAGCTGAAGAAGCTGAAGAAGCCCATGGCGTCCAGCCAGTGGCCCAGGTGGCAGAAGGTTGCGTCCCTGGCGCGTTTGCTGGCCACGTCCCCCCTGTTCAGCGCCAAGGGCCTGCAGATCGGCCAGAAGGGACAGGGCCATGGATAAGCTGCCACGCTTCAGCAGGGCGAAGCCGGGGCCCATGGAACGGATCTGGGACGCCAGCCTGGTCCAGCTGGTGCACACCATGCTGGACGAAGCCAGGGCCCGCAAGGACCGCCAGATCGAACTGATGCTAGTCAGGCCGACCGATCCCCAGACTGTGCGGGATATCGTGGCCGTGATCCCGAAGCACACGGTGGAGATCGGGAAGCGCCTGGTGGACGCCGGCGACGGGAACAAGAAACAGATCAACACCGCCGTGATCCGGTGGTAGAAGGGAAGGAACCATGGGGAAGGGTAACGATCAACCAGTCAGCCAGGAAGAAGCGCATGGCCTGCTGGGGGCCCTTGTGTCGCTGTGGCGCCGGCGCATCAGTAAAGCCGGAAAGCCACAGGGGAAGTACCTGGTGCGCCACGACGGCCCGAACAAGGCCGCCAAGCGCAAGGAACAGGCGCTGGCCCGCAAGAAGGCCGGCAAGAAGCGGGCCCAGTACCTGGCGAACAAGTACCCCGCGGGGCAGCACCCGCACCAGTACGGCCGGATCCGCCGGATCATGAAGCGCACACGAAGGGGGTTCTGATGGTCACCAAGGAAAAACTGGAAAAGTTCGTGGGGAACCGCCTGATGGCTTACCCCGAATACCTGCTGGACAGCAGCAAGCTGGTGGACGACGCCGTGCGCCGGCTGTTCCTGGAACCAGCTGACGCACCGCAGATCGTTGCTGACGTGCTGGAAGGCTTCAGGGCCAGGTGGTCGCTGCCGCGGAAGCACGAAGACTTCCTGGACCCCACCCCCCTAATGCGGGGCCTGGGGTACTACCTGATCAACCAGGCGGTGGAAGCCGGGAAGGACAGGCCGAAGGCCGCCGATATCAACACCGTGTTCAGGCGCTGCTTCAACCGGCAAGCCGGCTATAAGCTGATCGGAGAAATCATAGACGCCTGGCTGGCTTCGCCGTTGGTACCACAGGACGCCGACGACAAGGCGCCAGCGGTGCCCAAGGCGCCAGCGGTGCCCAAGGCGCCACCAGCACAAACCGAACTGCCGGTGGTGACGGCCAACACCATCCTGGAACTGGTGAAGGCCCCGGATCGGGAAACCTGGGGCCGCATGCGCGACGCCCTGGAAGCCTGCAAGAAGGTGGACGCAGCACCCCCGAAGAAGGTGCGGTCCTACTTCGCGCGGCAAGGCTTCGACAACGGCACCCCCCCGCCGTTCGTCGCGCCCACTACCGTGCTGCACCGCTGGCCCATGGACAGCCCTGTGCCGGCCGCTGACGTGCAGCAGGTGATCAAGAAGCACAGGGGCGCCACCCTGCGGGTGGTGCGCCGGGAAGGATAGACAAGGAACCCCAGCGGCCTGGCGTTTTTTAACAACCAACAGCTGAAGGGTGTGTTGGGCAGTAGGGCAAGCCAGGACCGCAGCCTGCGGCCCGCAGGACCAGGGGCACCGTGTACGCCGCGCCGCTACCAAAATGGCTGCACGGTGCCACCTGGTGGGCTTTAACAACCACGGGAAGGGAAGGAACCATGTGGATCATCGTTACTAATGACGACGGAACAAAAAGCAGGATCGACTTTGATAAGGTGATCACCTACGCGAAAAGCCGACAAGGAAAGCCGTACAACACCACGTTGAGCACTTTGGGAGACGAGTTTTTCAGGGTGATGGAACCAGTGGAAGCCTTCGATCGGCTGGCGAAGCCGGTGGACGTGGCCACCTACAAGTCGGGGCGCCTGGCGCGGCCCACCAACGAAGCCACGACGAAGGCCGACGTGGACGAAATGCTGGATCGCCGATGACCTGGCGCTTGACAGGGGTTCGGGAACGGGATAACCATAGGGCCTATGGAACTATCAAATGGTGTAATCCTGAAGCCTATTCCAATAGCTCCCAACGACGATTACATGGCCGGGAACGATGGGCAGATCTATTCACGAACCAAGTACGCAGGTTTTGGGCACAAACACTATGTAGACTGGTATCCACTTGTCGGATTCAAGGCAAAAAATGGATATCAATCGGTGTCGCTTTGCCACGAAGGAAAGAAGATCACCAAGAACGTGCACCGTTTGGTCTGCATGGCTTTTCATGGGATGCCAGAACCGAGCACGCTACAAACAAGGCATTTAGACGGCGACCGATCGAACAACAGGCCGGAAAATCTGCGGTGGGGAACGCAGCAAGAAAACTGGCTGGATCGAAAAGCGCATGGCAGAAGCTGCGAAGGGGAAAAACACCATGCAGCAAAGCTGACCGACGCTCAACGGGATCATCTTCGTTGGGCTGTTTCCAACGGCTTGTGCAGTCGTCGGCATGCTGCGCGTGTTCTAGGCTTGTCCCAGTCCACTGTTTCCACAATCTGCCGAACCAAATAACCCACCAGATCAACGGCCGCCGGGGGTACCGCTGGGAAGACAACCCCACCGTGAAGGTGATCGCCTTCCAGGTTGACCAGGTGAAGCCATGACGGCGCCGGCGACCACCTGGCACACGGGGCCCCTGGAACGCCAGGGGCTTCACGAATACGTCCACCTGGTGCGCCACCCCGACGATCCACGCCGAACCCCACGGGGTGCCCGCAAGAAAAGCGCAACCGCCTGGCGCAAGGACATGGCGCGGCACAGCGTCGAAGCCTGGCGGTGCTTCCTGCTGGACCACCTGGCCCAGCACGGCCCCTGCACCTTCAACGCTGCCATGGTGCAGCTGATGGACTACACCGCTGACGTGGCCTTCAGGAAGCCCCCAGATCGTGCCCTGTGGCAGCTGGTGGCCGAAGGCCTGGTGGAACACACAAACCACACCCCTGTGCTGTTCAGACTGGCGCAGGGAACACCAACGGAGTGAACCCGATGCAAGACAACACCGAACTGAAAAGCGACGTGGCGAAGGCCATGGACGACGCCGAAGCCGAAAAGGCGGCCCAGGCCGCGGCCGATGGGCGCAGCCCCGTCCCCACCAGCGACGCCCAGATCGAACAGTACCACCAGATCAAGCGGGCCATGCCCACGATCGTGAACCCCGAACTGAAGGGCCCCCTGTTCATGCCGAACTTCGCGGGGGCCTACTTCATGATCCGCGACAACAGGATCATGGCCAGCGTGGAACGCCCCGACGACGGGCCCCCGTGGTTCCATGTCAGCCTGTCCAACCCCGATCGGCCCTACGGCATGCCGACGCACCACGACATGGAACTGGTGCGGGAAGCCATGTTCAGGCGCAGCAGCGTCGTGGTGCAGGTGTTCCCGCCGGCGTCAGAAGTCACCCCCTTCGACGGGGTGCTGCACCTGTGGGAACGGCTGGGCAAGGACCGCCTGGTGCCTGAACTGCGGCCCAAGGGGGTGGTGGTGGACGGGAAGGGGGACGGCAATGGCTGAACGCTGCAATATCTGCGACAAGGAAACGGCTGAACTGTGCCCTGATGGTGTGTGCCGGTGCTGTCACAAGTCAGTAAGCTGGGAAGACTGCTGCGACGGAACATGGAACGCGAAGCAGATGCGAAGGGCCGGCCATACCGTGGAAGAAATACAGGAGCTGTACCCCAACGCCAGGATCAAGGGGGTGTCCAATGGCTGAAACACCAACGAAACCAGGCTACTACCTGGCCGGCAAGCCAGGATCGTGGACCGTGATCGTTGTCGGGGGGGACGGCGGGATCGGCTGGTTGTCTGAAGCCTACGACTTCAGCCTGGAAGACGGCGACTTCCTGGGCCCCCTGGACCTGGACCAGCTGGCCAAGCAGTTCATGGCTGAACAGCTAATGCCGGCCGGTGGGCGCCTGAAGCCTGGCTGGAACCCCGACAACACCCCAGAAGGGCCCGCACCGCTCGACAAGCTGTTCACCCCCATAGAAGGGGAAGGGAATGAACAGCTGGGACGGTGCGCAGCCTGCGGGGAAGTAGGGCTGCACGCCTGCAAGGGTGAAGCACGTGATCAGCTGAAGGCCGAAGCCGGCCACCTGCGCCGGCAGCGCGACAACTGGGAACACGAAGCAGGTCAGCTGCGGGTGGAACGGGATCAATGGCGTGGCACAGCCAGGCGCCACCAGGAACACGCCGACAGGCTGGGCGACAGGTACGGCGACCTGATCGCCGTTGTCCAGGGCGTCGTGCAGGAACTGCGCGCCTTGGTTGCCTGCGGCATCAGCATCCCGTCCCCACGGCTTGACAGTATCGCCGACACGCTGGAAGCCCAGCTGGAAGCGAAGGACGCCGGCGACGACACGGCCACCAGCGATCCCCTGTGCGAAATGTGCAACGGTTCGGGCCGGATCGGTTTCCAAGGTGGGGAAGTCACCTGTGACCGCTGTGAAGGCGACGGCGCCAGAAGGTACTTTATCAAGCTGCAGAAGCGTACCCTGGACCAGCAGCTGATCCAGCTGCGCGCCTTGGTTCATTCCATGGAACAGCGGCTGCAGAAGCTGGAAGCCAACGACGACGGCGACAAGCCGAAGGCCACATGTTCCAAGTGCGGGGGCACCGGGCCGATCTTCGGCTGCCCTGGACCGCTGATCCCATGCCCTGACTGTGGATATCAAGGTGAACCACCTGACTGGAAAGTCCACGAAATCGGCGACGACGCCGACGTGGAAGCCAGCACGACGATCCACGCCCAGGTCCACAGCTGGGCCGGGGTGCCCCCGAATATGAAGAAGGACGCGGCCGGCCGCTGCCCCTACTGTGGGGGCCCTGGCGTGCCTGTCCATGGGGAACGGTGCCAGCTGTGCGGCTACCATGTCCAGGAAGACGGGGGGCCTTCCCTGTTTGACCGGATCGGGGACATCGGCCGGGATCGTGCCATCTTCCAGGCGGTGGACGACCTGGAAAAACAGGTGCGGCAGCTGCAAGCCCAGCAAGCAGAAGCAGCCCAGTTCCATGATCTGCGCATGGTGCAGGAAGCGCACCTGCAGAAAGCCGAACAGCAGCTGGAAGGCTACAAGAAGCGCACCAACACCAGGCTGAACAAGCTGGAACGCGCCCTGGAAGACGTTGACAGGTACAGCGCCAGGCTGCGCAACCTGGAACGCCACGACGGCAAGCAGCACCTGCACCTGACTGAACGCATGAACGAACTGGAAGGGCGACTGGACAAGCAGGAAACGCCCCCACGGTTTGCAGGCTACGACATGACGCGGGATCGGCGCATGAAGATCCCCGTGGCCCAGCTGGAAATCGGGGACGACGGGATCGCCACCAGGATCGAAAACATGTTCATAAACCAGAAGATCGAAACGGTGGGCCAGCTGCTGGACTATGGGCGCCGGGAACTGCTGAAGGTCGAGAACTTCGGCCGCAAGTCGGTGGACCGGCTGGCCGAAGCCCTGGAAATCATCGGCCTGACGGTTCCCCCCATGCGCGGCTGCGTCAGCTGCCCCTACTTCCTGGACTTCTGCACCGTGAAACCACCATGCTGTCCAAACAAGGACTGCACACCAACCAACGGCGACGACGCCGAAGAAAGCGAGGAACCACCATGCGAAAGCTGATCCACCTGCTGAAGATCGGCACCCCCGAAGAACACACCTGGATCCTGGTCGCCCACGACGGCGGGATCGTCCAGGGCCCCAGCAAGGACGACGTGATCGCCACCTACCAGGAAGAAGTCGGCCAGTGTGAACTTGCCACCGTCGAAGCCACCAACATGTTCGTGCCCCCGAAGGACAAGGGGGACGCCATTGTCTGGGCCAAGGCGAAGCTGGCCAAGCGCGTGGCCGGGGGGGAGCTGGAAGGGTGACAACCAAGGAACAAGTGAACCACCCCGACCACTACAGGCCGGGAACCTACGAAGCGATCAACGTGATCGAAGCCTGGGATCTGGGGTTCCACCTTGGCAATGTGATCAAGTACCTGGCCAGGATCGGCCGCAAGGGTGATCCGCTGGAAGACGCGAAGAAGGCCAGATGGTACCTGGACAGGTGGATCCAGCAGCAGGAAGTCCAGGCTGGCCGGCTACGGTTCCAGGTGAACCTGCAGGTGGCCAGCGACCCCGGCGACAACGGCGGGGACCGCGCCGACTTCAGCGCCGGCGACGACCTGGGCGACGATGACGACGCGCCGCCGGCGACGACTGCGACGACGACGACGACGGCCATGACCAGCAGCGCACAGGGCCCCCGATGCCCACCCCCATGGTGGACGTGGACGACCTGCTGGACCCTGACGACGAACCCCCACCGACGCGGCCGCCGGCGACCACCGCCAGCAAGCCGAAGCCCCGGCCCACGATGCCACTGAAGCCCACCTGGGAACAGAAGGGCACCACCACCACCCCGCCGAAGGTCACGATCCCACCAGGCCAACGGCCGGCGAAGAAGGCCCCCAGGGCCGACAAGGGCAAGAAGCGCAAGATCCAGACGGACGGCCCACCACTGATCGACCACATTGCCAAGGTGCTGGAAGCTGAAGGCCGACTGCTGACCGTCCAGGAACTGGTCCCCCTGGTGAAGAAGTCCTGCAAGAACCGCCAGGTGACCAGTGGCACCGTGTCGGCCGTGCTGGCACAGGAACGCAGCCGCAAGAAGGACCGCGTGGCCATGGTGAAGCCTGGACGCTACGGCATTCCAGGCAAGGACTACACCGGCGCGGCCGCGATCTGCGACACCTGCGGCCTGGTCCACGTGCCGGGGCCCTGTGGGGGTGAATAGCATGGGAAGCCAACCACCGATCCGGCTGCAGTTTGAAGTCGATCCAGCCTACCGGGAACTGATGGACGACCTGCAGGGACGCCTGGGCGCCGGCAGCCGTGCCGAAGTGTTCAGGCGCGCATTGAAGCTACTGGACCTTGCCACCTTCCACGTGATCGATGGTGGGCAGCTGGTGTTCAAGGAACCAGATGGCGACGAACAGCGGCTGATCATCGTATGAAGCTGCACGACCAGCCCAGGATCGTGGCCTTTCGCCGGTTCATTGCTGACCGCATGGCCAGCGCACTGTCCACCGGCTACGTGGTCGCCGTGTCCTGCGAAGCCTACGACTACAGGATCACCGTTTCGGACGGGGAACGGGAAACCTACTTCACCCTGAACGTGTTTGAAGCGTCCTGCGATCGGGACTACCTGGGGCCCTACCTGGACCAGTTCGCCGACGAAGTGCTGAAGGTGCTGCAGAAGTAGGCCCGTCGCAGTCGTTGTCCAGCTTGCCGTCGCACCCGTCGCAGTCGTCGCTGTCGTTGCTAACTGCCCGTAAACCTTCAGGAAGTAGCTGGACAGGCAGCCTGTCCTGGTATCGTCGCTGCCGTCGCAGTATGGGCCAGTGGACTAGTTCCCGTCGCAGTCGTCAGGAATAGGCCACCACCCCTTCGCTGATTTTTTCGGCAAAAATATCGGCGAAGCCCCACCTGGGGCACTTAACTGCTGGTAACTGCCACCCCACCAGGTGGTTCCCCATGTGGTACCATGGCCCACACGTAACAGGTGGCACCGTGGGCCACCGGCGGCCCATACCGCGCAGGGGGCTGGAAGCCGCTGCAGCACGGTCAACGACCAGGCACCACCCCCACCACGGCCAACACCATGGACCGATCCCCAGCCCAGATCAGCCGGCAGATCATGACCGGCCGCCACAGCGACAAGAAGCTGGCCCAGCTGTACAAGGAACTGCGCGAAGCGATCCGCCGGCAGCAGCGATCAAACGGTGTCTGGGAAGGGCCAGCACCTGCAGTTAAAGGTGGAACCTGTGGCGCTGTTCGTGGCGGTGGTGTCAAAGGGATCTGACCACATGCTGAAGCCCTGCTGGTGCACGTGCACCACCCGCACCTGCTGAACCACCGGCGCCGGCATCGGTGCCAGCTTCACGCCCCGCAAGTCACGAACCACCCCACAGGCCCAGTTCAGGCGCCTGAACCCTTCTTCGGTGCCCCCCACGTCTGGGTGCAGCGTCTTCGCCAGCTGCTTGAAAGCCTGGTGCGCCTGGTCGGTGGTGATCCGCCGGGTGCGCTGGATTTCGTCCACCAGGCCCAGCACCGTCAGGGCTTCGTGGACTTCCTGCTGGCTGTACTGCTTCCCCATGCCGGCCATGGTACCATGACACCGCCGGCGCCTGGAACCACTGCATGGGCGCCCCCCCTCCCCCCTCAGTCCATGCAGCCCAGGGGCCGGCACACTGCACCCCACCCCTGTGCTACCATCGCCACCAGCTGCTGACCCTATCGTCCAGCCAGGTCCAGGACACCGGGTTTTCATCCCGGCAACACGGGTTCAAATCCCGTTAGGGTCACCACCTGGTGCACCCCACCAGCCGGGATCCCACTTCTCAAGCGCACCCCACCCTGGTATCCTCCCCACAAGGTGCACCCCAGCGCACCCCACTACCACAGCATGCGAAACGACAAAGAAACAGTGCTGGCCTGGATGCAGGAACACGGTGTGGGATACCGCACAGCGGCCCGGCGTTTCGACCTGTCCCCAAACACGATCAAGTCATGGGCACGACGCACCAAGTCCAACGGATCCAACGGCGGATCCACAAGCAACGGATCAGGATCAAGTTCTAGATCAAGATCCAGATCCCTTTCCCCTTCTTCTCCTGTTTCTTTGGGATCCCCTACCTTGGGATCTAGTAAGGATCCAGGGGGTGGCAATGGTCGGGGCAATGGCAAGGGCACCAGCCCTTCCAGCAAGGGAAACGGCCGGGGCAATGGTCGGGGGAAAGGTACAACTTCGGCACACCAGTCAGGCGGTAGGCCTGGCGTCGTGGCTGGCCTAGCAGGCACACGCACCCGCGCCAGCTGCACCCCACCCCCTGCACCCCAGCCGACTGAACCCCCGGTGACGCTGCCGCCTGACACCCCCGACAACCCCAGGGGGGGCAACGGTGGGGATCCACAACACCCCGCCTGGAAGTTCACCGACGCCAGGAAGGAAGCCGTGCTGGAAGCGATCCGCCTGGGGTGTACGCACCGCCTGGCTGCACAGGGTGCACGGATCACCCGTCAGGGCCTGACGAACTGGCTGGACAAGGGACGCAAGGCCCAGCAGCGTCAGCGGTACCTGGACGAAACGACGCCGGGGGAACGGGTGACGCCCCACGAACAGGCCTACCTGGACTTCCTGCTGGCCTTCCAGGAAGCAGAAGCCTTCTGCGCCAGGCTGTACCTGAAGGCCGTGCTGGAAAACACCAGGCCCCACCAGGTGGCTGGGGTGGACCGCACCGGGGCCCCCGTGGTGGATCCCGAAACCGGGGAACCGATCCGGCAGATCACGAAGCTGGGCGACGGGAAGCTGGCCCTGCGGTTCATGGAATCCCGCTTCAGCCAGGACTACAGCGACAAGGTGCACCACGTGGTCCAGGGTGGCGATCAGCCGGTGCAGACGGTCCACACCTTCGACTTCGGTGGCCTGTCCCTGGAAGCCCTGCAGCGCAAGCGTGAAGAAGCCATGGAAGCCCTGGAACTGCGCAGGATGCAGGACGAAGGGCTGCTGCTGGAAGCCAACGGGGAAGGCCGGGTGGTGGTCGCCGGCGACGACCAGGGCGACGACGACACCGAGCCCGTGAACGAATAGGACGGCGACGGTGAACGAACCCCTGCAGCTGCCCCCGGTGGACGAACTGCAGCGGTACATCCAGGCCCTGGACGCCCAGATCGAACTTGCCAAGCTGCACACCAGCGCCAGCATGAACCTGCACGACTTCGCGCGGGGCGCGTGGCCCATCGTGGAACCGGCCACCCCCTACGTGTCCACCTGGCACATTGACCTGATCTTTGAGTACATGCAGCGGGTGACGCGGGGGGAAATCACCAACCTGGTGATCAACATCCCACCCGGCTGCTGCAAGTCCCTGTCCTGCAGCGTGCTTCACCCGGCCTGGGAATGGCTGGACATGCCCTGGTTTCGGCTGCAGTGCCTGTCCCACGACCACAGCCTGGTGAAGCGCGACGCGATCAAGGCCCGATCGATCATCACGTCGGGGTGGTACAAGGCCGTGAAGGAACAGGTGGCGGCCAACGGCGGCCCCCCCGTCTGGGAACTAGCCAGCGACCAGAACGAAATCCAGCTGTACGCCAACACGGCCACGGGGCAGCGCCAGTCCCTGACCATCGGCAGCGGGGTGACCGGGGCCCATGCCCACCGGCAAAGCGTGGACGATCCCCACGACGTGAAGGACGCAGCACTGGGCACCCCCGACCAGATCGAAGATCGCATGAAGGCCGTGTGCGACACCGACGACCAGGTGCTTTCCACCCGCGTGGACGATATCGGGGAACGCAAGGCCGGCCGGATCCTGATCGGTCAGCGGGTGCACCCCAATGACCTGTTCGCCCACCGCCTGGCCGAAGAAGACGTGGTGCACCTGTGCCTTCCAATGGAGTACGACCCCGACCACCCCCACAAGTCCCCCGACGATCCCAGGACCACCGCCGGGGAACTGCTGTGCCCCGACCTGATCAAGCCTGACAAGGTGGAAAAGACGAAGGCCAAGCTGGGCAGCCAGGAAGACGCGCAGTTCAGACAGCTGCCCCAGCTTGGGGAATTCGCGGTGTACCGCATGGACTGGTTCAAACAGTTCTACCAGGGCGAACCCTGGCGCCTGAAGTGCGACATGTGGGACATCAGCTGCGATCCGAACCTGGTGGGGGGCAAGGGGAACAGCTACTGGGTAATCCAGGTGTGGGGCTGGCGGGGGGCTTATCGGTTCCTGCTGGACGAATGGCGTGAACAGTGCCCCTACGATGAAGGAAAGTTCGCCTTCAAGACGATGGCCAAGAAGTGGCCACAGGTGAAGCTGAAGCTGATCGAAGACAAGGCCAACGGGCACGCCCTTTACAACGACTGCAAGGGGAAGATCAAGGGCGTGAAGCTGTACCCCCGCGGGGTGAAGGACAAGGTGACCTTCAACCAGCTGAACGGCGTGCCGCCGTGCGCAGCCGGGGAAGTGTTCCTACCCCTTCCCCAGTTCGCACCGTGGATCGAAGACTGGCGCCGGGAAGTGTGCCGGTTCCCTGCGAAGCCCAACGACAGGGCCGACACCATGGCCCAGCTGTTCGCCCACCGCGACGAAGAGAAGAACATGAACGCGCTGGAACGCGCGAAGAAGCGGGGTGCTGGACTGCGCGACTTGTAAGTGAGACACTTCCCACCGAGGAGAACCACCATGGGACTGATCGATCGTGTTGCTGGTGCAGTGGTGCAGCGGGTGGACACCGCCGTGGCCACGCGGGTGGACGCGGCCATGGACGCCGCGCAGGGGATGGCCACCGCGGCCCATGGGGTGGCCCAGGATCTGGAGCTGAACAAGCTGCAGCTGTACGACCAGGTGCTGCAGCGGGTGGACAGTATCAAGAACGCGATCACCGGCCTAGGGACCACCTACGACAAGGGCCAGTCAGCCAGGCCCAACACCAGCAGGGCAGCCCTGACAGAATCCGAAATAGACGTACTTTGGCGGTTCTGCGGCTACGCCAGGCGCCTGATCCAGATGGTGCCGAAGCACGCCACCCGCAAGGGCTGGAAGGTGGTGGTGACCGAAGAAGTGGAAGGAAGCAGCGAAGTCGAAGAAAGCGAACCCCTGAAGGACGACATGAAGGCCCTGGGGGTGTTCAAGCATTTCAAGAAGGCGCACACCATGGCGCGCAAGGACGGTGGGGCCCTGATCTGGATGGTGGTGGACGAAGAAGGCGATCCCCCCCTGAAGGAACCCTTGGACTTCAAGAAGGTTACCAGGCTGTGCAACCTGATCGTGCTGACGAAGGAAGAAGCCAGCGTCAATACCTACGAAGCCAACGTGCGCAACAGGCGGTTCAGGACGGCGGCCACCTACAACGTCACCCCCATGAACACGTCCATCAGCGAAGTGGTCCACGCCAGCCGCATGCTGTACTTCGGTGGGGCCGAAACCGACGTGAAGACGTACATGGGGAACGGGGGCTGGGACGACAGCATGCTGCAAGCCTGGTGGGACAACATCAGGGACACCATCAGCGTGGACCAGGCCGGGGCGATCTTGGCCCAGGACTTGCGCAGCGACGTGCTGAAGATCGAAGGCCTGGAAGATCTGGAAGTCAGCGACCAGCGGGAACTGTTCGAAATGCGGATCCAGGAAATGGCCAAGTCCAAGTCCCTGCTGGGGATCAACATCATAGGCGGGGGGGAAGACTTCCAGTCCATCCCGGCGAACACCACCGGCTACAAGGAACTGCGCGGGGGGGCCTTGGAAGGCATGGCCATGTCGGCCGACGTGCCGCTGGTGCGCCTGACGGGGAATTCCCCCGGCGGCCTGTCCACCGACGACCAGGCCGGCCGCAGCGCCTGGACCGAAGGGATCAGCGAAGAACAGGGCGACAACTACGACGAACCCATGGAAATCCTTGGCACCGTCATGTTCTGCGCCAAGGAAGGCCCCACCAATGGCCTGGTGCCCGAATCCTGGGAAGTGATCTACAACCCACTGGACCAGCCCAGCGAAAAGGAACTGGCCGAAATCAGGAACCTTCACGCCGAATTCGTGGCCAAGCTGGTCATGGCCGGGGTGCTGAACGCCCAGCACGTCGCCGAATCCATGTTCACCGCGGCCGGCTACAGCAGCGAAATCAAGCCGGTGGTGACGGTGGGCGACCTGGACGAAGAAGCCCTGCAGGCTGCCCGTGCGGCCCTGAAGGCCGAACAGGCGGCTGAAGCTGACGACGACGACACCAACGAACCCGAACCCTTGGAGGAATGAACGATGCCCCCCGGTAACCTGACGATCCAGATGGGAAGCGAAGCCAAGGAAAAAGCCAGGGCCGCCAAGTACAAGGCCCGGAACATGCCGGCCCACAAGCTGGCCCGGTTCTGGGACGCCCTGGCGCTGGCGCACGCGAAGTTCAAGAAGCTGACCAGCAAGCAGCAGAAGGACCAGGGCGACTTCAAGATCACCGAAGTGGGCAAGCTGGGGCCCAAGGCCAACCCCGCCTTCAAGGCTGCCCTGCTGAACGCACAGCAGTGCTACAAGGCCCTGACCGCGCGGCAGAAGGCCGACCTGGGCGACGTGAAGCTGGACAGCAAGCCGAAGGCCGAACCGAAGGACAAGGACGCCGGGAAGTAGTGACCGACGCGGCCGCCATAGGGATCAGCTTTCTGGACCTTCCCGCAGCCAGGACAGTGGTGGAAGGCATGGGCGACAGGATCCAGAAGCAGCACGACACCCTGACGGCCAGCAGGGAAGCCCTGGAATTTGCCAAGGACGCCCTGGTCACCGCCGAAGCGATCCGCGTCAACGACGGCTTCCTGTGCCCCTGGTGCCGCATGGTGGTCAGCTTCGGGCACTTGCCAAACTGCGTCTATCCCGCGATCGTGTCCCACATCGATCACGTACTGCAGCAGCACCAGGATCTGGAACTGGAAGACGCCGGGGCGAACTGATGGCCGTGCGCCGGATCAAGCTGGGGGGGCAGCCGGCGTTCCAGTGGGGGCCGAACGGCACCGCCTTCGTATACGACCCCAACGACGCCGAAGACGAAGCCAGGGCCAAGCAGAAGGCCCAGCTGTTCGGCCGTGCTGTCAAGGCCGCCCAGAAGCGGGCCAGGGCCCTGTACAAGAACAGGAAGCACAGCCCCCCCACCTACCCCGCCAAGGTGGAACAGGACTACACCAAGCAGCTGGTGGCCCGTGCCAGGGCTGCCCACCTGTTTCTGATGGAACAGCTGAAGCCGGTGCTGAAGAAGCTGGGGCCGGGGATCAACGAACGGGCCAAGCGGGCCGACGCCTTCACAGTGGACGAAATCATGGCCATGGGCCTGGGGCAGCTGCTGGACGAAGTGCGCCACCTGGACAGCGTGGAAGGCGATACCCACGAAGTGCTGCGGGTGGTGGAGCGCAGCAAGCGGGCCTTCAGCAAGGGCAACCCCCCCAGCAAGGGGAAGATCGGGGCTGTGGCCAGGGGGATCGACAAGAACGCCAACCAGGATCTGGACCGCGACGTGCAGCGGGTGGCCCAGATCAGCATCTTCAAGCCGGGGAAGGACACCGACGCCGCGCGCCAGTTCATTCGGGAGAACGTCAGCCTGATCAGCAGCATCGATCAGCAGTATCACGACCAGGTGGCCGAACACCTGGAAGAAGCCCTGCGCCTGGGCCGCAACGTGGAAGATCTGGCCAAGGAAATCGAAGGCCGCTACAACGTGGCCGAATCCCGCGCCAGGCTGATCGCCAGGGACCAGGTGGGGAAGTTCAACGGTCAGGTGCGGGGGGAACGTCAGGTGGCCCTGGACGCCCACAGGTACCAATGGATGACCGTGGGGGACGAACGGGTGCGGGAATCCCACCGGGCCGTTGACGGCAAGATCTTCGACTGGGACAAGCCCCCCGACGTGGGTGGGCGCAGCCTGCACCCTGGCCAGGACTATCAGTGCAGGTGCACCGCTGCCCCCGTCTGGGACGACGAAGACGTGGTGGAGCTCATAAAGGAAGCCGAACGGTACCAGGCCACCGAAGCGGTGATCATGGGCCAGCCGAAGCCGGATCCGATCCCGCTGCCCGTCCCCCGCATGCGGCCGGGGCAGCTGGTCAGGCTGGGGAACAACAGCTACACCGTGAAGGCCCACCAGTCCCCCAGCGAACAGCTGAAGGAAGCCAAGGAAAACGACACCCTGATCCCTGGTCAGACGGCCAAGGACTTCCCCGAACGGTGGGAACTGCAGGGCCGGGTGGGCCCGCAGAAGGGCAACGCGGTGACCATGACGCACCAGGAAGGCAAGAACAGCCTGGTGATCACCGGCCAGATGAAGCACCGCGGGAAGGACTACGACTTCAGCACCGAAGTGCCCTTCAAGAAGGTGATCAAGGGCGTGGAACCGCGCAAGCCGTACCGGGTGCCGTCGCCGGCGACCGAAGCGGGCCCCGTGCCGAAGAAGCCGAAGAAGGCCCCCAGCAAGCCGAAGGCGAAGCCGAAGCCAGCACCGAAGCCGAAACCGAAAAAGAAGGCCCCGACGAAGCCAAAGGCCCCACCGACGAAGGTGCCGAAGCCAAGGAAGCCCAGCGCGAAGCCACCACCGCCGACGCCGCCGAAGAAGCCCATGAAGATCGTGGAACCCGAAGACGTGGCCACGCCCCCGGTTTCAGATTTCGATCTGGAAGAACTGGCGCCGGTGGAACGGGTGATGCAGGAACCCCAGCGGTTCGAACCCGTGAAGGGCGCAAGGTACCAGGGATATCAACGCACCTATCAACTGCAGGACAAGGAACAGAAGCAAGTCAGGGACGTGGTGCGGGGCATGGGCGACACCTTTGCCCAGGATCTTTCCACTGTGCGGTTCGTGAAGGGTCGCCATGCGGATCAACGTGTCATGGCCAGCTATTCCCACGACAACAGAACGATCGTGATCGGCAGCGACAGGTTCAAGGAACTGCAATCGAAGGACAGGACAGTGCGGTGGAACGCCCAGCGGTATATCAGGCACGAAGTGGGCCACCATGTGGACTATGAAAGGAAGATCAGCGGGAAGTATTGGACCAGCGATCCAGACTGGGCCAATTTGCGGCCATGGGTTGACTTCAAGGAATTCAACGAACGGGCCAGGAAAGCCGCGGCCGACAACGTGGAACGGCTGACGGGCAAGCGCCTGAAGTTCGAACGGCTGCCCTGGGGTGATGATCGACAGGTGAAGGAAGTGCAGCGGGCTGCCAAGGCTGCCGGGGTGAAGCTGACGCCTGACGAACTGCACCAGGCGAAGTTCGAACTGGACATAACAGCCAAGGCCATAGAAGGGATGCAGAACCCCCGCTATAAGAAGTCTTACAAGCGCCTGCTGAACCGCATGGATCTGGAAGAATCTGAAGGAACCCGCGGCCTGTTTATTGACAAGGTGAAGGAAAAGGAATTGCTTGATCAGGGGTGGATCACCGACTATTCGCGGTATAATGAAGGGGAAGACTTCGCTGAGAACTTCAGCATCTGGAACATGTCGCCTGATACCTATGAAGAAATGTACCCCCGCGAAGCGGCCTACTTCAAAAAGCGATTCGGTGATCCCGATGAATTCTGACGGTCATGGCGACCCCCTGGCTGAACTGCCCAAGGCAGCACGCCGGATCTACGAAAGGGAGCTGGCCCAGCTGGTAGCTGACGCTGATCCCGACTTCGATGCCAAGGACAGGCACGACCTGGCGCTGATGGCCGTGAAACGGGCCGGCTACTTCTTCACCCCTGAAGGCTGGCTGAAGGAAGGCACGAAGCGCGCCCAAGGATACCCTGAAGGCCGCGGGATCAAGATCGATCCAGAAACCGGGGAAGCGAAGCTGGCCTGATCCTACTTGCTGGCGCTGCCGCCGGCGCCCTTCTTCTTCGGCACCGTCTGCACGATATGGCCGGCCCGGTTCATCACCACCATCCTGGTGCCGTCGCTGGTCATGCGGGCCCGGTGGTTGTGGGCTGACTGGTTGATCATTTCCGCCACCGCGTGCAGGTTGTCCCCCTTGAAGGACAGCCCTTCCAGCTGGACAATGTAGGCGTCAGCGTCGGGGGTTTCGCTGGCTTCGGCCAGCAGGCGCTTGGCAATCCACTGGAAGGCTTCCCGGTCCTGGGCGAAGGGTTCCAGCAGTTCGGCCACCAGGGCCATGGCCACCGCAGGCTTCTTCTGCATCACGTGGGCGGGGATCATCAGCACCGCCGGCGTCTTGTTCCGCATGATGGCCAGGGGCTTCCCCTTGTGTTCCACCTGGTTCATGTAGTCGGCATAGTGCTGCCGAAATTCGCTGACGTTCACTTGTGTCCTGGGCACGGCTGGATCCCTTCCTGTTGGTGCTGGGTTGTACAAGGCTGCGCAGATTGTACAGGCGAATGAGCGGTTTTTCCAAGTGGATCCACGTCGATCGTTGACGGATCCGGCCCACCTGGTCCCACCCTAGAAAAACACGCGACCACACGGGGGCCCATTGCCTTTCCCCAATTTCCACAGCGCACGACTGAAGGATCCGGCCCTGTTCAGGGAAGGGTTCACCACGCTGTCCAGGGGCATGCCCAAGGGCGTCACCATCCTGGTGGGGGAGCTGAAGACGGGGGGCGCGAAGGAACGCCAGGCGGTGCGGTTTGCGAAGGACGTGTGGACCGTCGCCGGCGCCAAGGCATGGCTGGCCGACCAGGGCCTGAAGCCGATCCAGTTTGAAGAAGCCGACGACAACCAGGACGCCGACGACCTGGTGGTGGTGCCCTACAAGGCCACCCCGGCCCTTCCCGACGATCGCAGCTGGGACGCCGACCAGGCCACCAGCAGGGCCAGGAAGAAGGCCGCCGGCGGTGGCGAACTGGACCTGACCGACGCCGGCCACCGTGCAGCCTACCGTCCATTCTTCGGCCTGGTGGACGGCGACCCCACAAACCTGGATTCCTACAAGTACATTCACCACGACGTGGACGACGCCAACCGCATGGTGGTGAACCTGGCCGGCGTGCGCGCTGCCCTGTCGGCATCAGGCGGGGGCCGCAGTGGTGACCCTGTGCCGAACCCACAGCGGGATCGGCTTCAGTCCCACCTGCGCAAACACCTGGACGCCAACCGGGAAGACACCGCCGGCGACGGCGACAACGCCGGGGACTGGGTATACCGGATCGACCGTGGCACGATGCTGCAGCCCCGCATGACTGACGAAGGCTTCATGTTGTTCGTGGGGGACATCGCGAAGCCGGGGATCCTGGAATACCGCGACGCGAACGGCGGGATCACCAGGGAGCTGGTGCCACCCGAAGAACTGCACAAGGACGCCAGCGTGGCCACCATCGGCCGCAAGCCCATCACCCTGGAACACCCCCCCGGTGGCGTGTTCGTGGACCCTGACAACGTGAAGGATCTGCAGGTGGGGGACGTGGACGGGGACATTGAACTGGTGACCGAAGGCGGCTACGTGCGGATCAAGGGCTGCATCAGGCGCCGGGATGCCGTGAACGAAGTGCGCGCCAAGCGGATCGTGGAACTGTCCCCCGGCTACCGCTGCCGCCTGGACCGCACCCCCGGCCATCACCCCGAATTCGGGGACTACGACGCGATCCAGCGGGATCGAAGGTACAACCACCTCGCGCTGACCGAAGCGGCACGCGGCGGCAAGGACATCAGGCTGCGCGCCGACAGTGCGATTTCAACCACAAGGGTCGGATCAGGCCCGCAACCTTTTTCCCTTTTTGGAGGTTTCGCTATGAACTTCAAGCAGATGCTGGCGGCCTTGCGGGATGCCGCGGCCCGTCTGGATTCGGCCGACGCCCGATCCGGCCTGATGCGCCTGGTGGACGACATGACCAGCGCATACAAGAAGGCCGAAGACGATCTGGCCAAGGCGCAGGCCGACCTGAAGGCCAAGGAAGACGAACTGACCGGCACCAAGGAAGAACTGGAACAGCTGAAGCAGGCCAAGGCCGACAGCGAAAGCGACGACGCCCAGGCCCAGGCCAAGGCCGATCGGCTGGACTGGTTCAAGGACCGCACCGAACTGGTGAAGGTTGCCACCGACAGCGGCCTGAAGGCCGACGACCTGGACAAGCTGGACAACGACCAGATCCGGGAACAGGTGGTGCGCAAGAAGCTGGACAGCAAGGACGTGCCCGAAAACGCCGACGCCGGGTTCTTCAAGGCCGCCTTCGCGGTGATGAAGTCCCAGGCCCCGGACCAGGGCGCCCCGCGCCAGGACGGACGGCCGGCCGGTGGTGACCGCTACGACGGCATCAGCCAGGGCTTCCAGTCCAGCCTGCAGGCCGCACCGCAGGACCAGCAGCAGCGCCAGGACAGCGACAAGGACAACGACCCCGATCTGCTGTGGCGGAATCGGATCGACGCGCAGCACAAGGCGCGCATGAACTAGCAGCTGACGCCGGCGGCACAGCTGCAGGCGCAAGGATCAACCACGAACTAGGAGACTGAAACGATGACAGCAATCGATCAGAATTCGGTCAGAAGCCGGCGTCCCCAGGGTCTCATCGGGAAGCTGGCGGAACGATACGAAGGATCGGTGCAGGAAATCACCCTGCAGAACAACAGCGGGGTGGTTGCCCAGGTGGACGACATCAAGGTGGACACCGCCACCAACGATCACCTGTACACCTTCCTGATCAACGGTGAACTGGTCCAGTACCAGGCCGACGCCACCGCCACCAAGGCGGAAATCTGCGACGGCCTGGCGGCCGCGTTCATCACCACCCCCCTGGCGCGCGGCTATGCCACCTGCGTCAGCGACGGCGTGGACAACATCACGATCACCGCGATCTATCCGGGGATCGGGTGGACCATCACCAACGTGGACAGCAAGTGCACGTTGACGAACACCACCGCCAACGCCACGGCGTCCAGTGTGGGGTTCGGCCTGGCGATCATGTCCCTGGGGTACCAGGCGGGTGAAGATGACGAACTGGGGGCCAAGGCCGCCAGCGCACTGTTCACCCCCCAGGTGATGACCATCACCCCCACCTACGTGGCCAGCGCAGAAGTGGCCATCACGGTGATCAACAAGCACACCGGCCTGGTGATCGCCAGCTTCGCGGCTGTCAGCGACACCGACCTGGCCGACCTGTGCGCCGAACTGGCGGCCGGGCTGAATACCCAGCTGCCCAACAACAGCGTGATCGCCGATGGTTCCAGCGGCACCGAAGTCACCCTGACGGCCGAAGTGGCCGGCCTGGAATTTGACGCCTACGTGCTGGTCGGCGACCAGGGCGCCAGCGTCCCCACCTTCACCGTGGCCTACACCACCGGCCCCAGCCCCAGCACGTCGCTGCTGAAGGCCTTTGCGGGGATCAGCAAGTGGTCGTCCAACGATGAAGATCTGACCATCGCCACCGACGATCCGGCCTACGCGGCCAACGTCCCCATGAAGGTGGTGAAGAAGGGGGAAGTGTGGGTGCACAGCGAGCAGACCATCACCCACAAACAGACCGTGTATGTGGAGCTGGGAACCACGAACACGGGCATGTTCTACAACACCAACAGCTCCACCCGGCTTTCGCTGCCCGCCAGCATGGCCGTGTGGGAACGGGATGGCCGTGCGGCTGATGGCGACAACCTGGCCGTGATCCGGCTGAACGTGGCTTAGGCCGAAAGGAGCAATACCGTGACAACTTCGATCGTGATCGATGCCCACACCGGCGAAGCCCACCAGCTGGGCGACCGCTTTCTGGCGGCCCATGACGGTTTCCAAGCTGGCGCAAGCCAGGCCCGCGTGAAGCCCCACGAATTCCGCCAGCAGGCCAACGCCAGGCACTTCGACAGCCAGCTGCAGCAGATGCGCGCCGATGGGCGCCTGGACAGCTTCAGCACGTCGCAGGGCCTGTTCATGGCCAGGGATCTGGAACACGTGATGAACGAAGTTCTGCGGGAGCAATACCCCGCGCAGAACGCGTTTGAGCTGTTCCCGATGGACACCAGCGTGCCCCCTGGCGCGAAGACGGTGACGCAGCGGCGGCTTTACCAGCAGGGTGAAGCGTCGGTGTACCGCGCCGGCGTGAAGGTGCCCATGGTCGGCAACAGCCAGGCCGAGGAAACCACCCCGGTGATCCACATCGTGGCCGGTTTCAGCACCACCATCTTCGAAGAACAGTCGGCGAACTTCGCCGGCTTCGCCCAGGCCGCCGAAGACATGCGCACGTGTCGCGACGTGATCATGGAACGGGCCAACCAGATCCTGATGTACGGCTACAAGCCGGCCAAAGTGTTCGGGGTGCTGGACTACCCCTGGCTGGGCAAGAAGACGGTGGCCAGTTCCTTCGTGGACGCCACCGCGGCCGACACCATCCTGGGCGAACTGAACAGCATGGCGAACCACCCGGCCAACGTGACGAAGAACGTCATGCGGCCCAACGCCTGCGCCACCAGCCCCCGGCTGCGCAACTACCTGTTCAGCCGCATGCGGTCCACCGGGACCGACACCACGATCGGCAAGGCCTTCGTGGAGAACCAGAAGATGATCCAGGACATGGAAGAAGTGCACGAATTCCAGGGCACCGGCCCCGGCGGCACCGACTACATGTTCTTCTACCGCAAGGACCGGCTGGGCTGCACGATCATCGTGCCCCAGGGCTTCACCATGCTGCCGCAGCAGGCGATGGGCTTCGAAAAGGTCACGTACTGCTACATGTCGATCGGTGGCGTGAAGATGCGCCAGGCCGGGAATAACCTGCTGGGGATCATCACCCCGCCCCCGCTGTAGGGGTAGCGGTCTGAACCCTTCCCCGTGAAGGCGGGGGGGCCGCCGGCAGCGACGTGACCGCCGGCGGTTCCCCCACCACACGGGTTGGACGATACCGCGGGGGTGGCGTCATGGTGGCCCCAGTCCCCCGCAACCCACGGCCCGCAAGGGCCAACACCAGGCTGGCCGGTGCAGCATCACCCGGCTGGCCATCAAACCCCGGTAGCTGTCGGGGGAAGGAAAGGACAGCGACATGTCAGAAGTACCACGTGGGAAGGTAAGGCTGACCAGCCGCGACCGCGGCGAAATCACACTGGAATGTACGGAACTGCACCGCAAGGCGGATCCCGACAAGGGGATCAAGGCTGGCGACCCCGTGATCCTGGATGACGGAAAGCCCAGCGTGCTTCGGATCATCCTGGGATCGGACGACGACAGGGGCAACGACAACCCCGGCGTGCGTCCCCCGGTGGTGGACGTGGACGCCGAGAAGTGGTGGCACTTTGAACAGGATCTGCGGGTGCAGGGCCTGGTCAACGACCTGAACGTGATCACGGTCCAGCGGGGGTAGCAGGTGACAGCGACCAGCCTGGAAACGTTCCGCGCGCTGTGCCCCGAATTTGAGCACGTGGAAGATCCGGTGGTCACCATCCAGCTGACCGCGGCCGCCCAGGCGCACGACCCCAACGGCTGGGGATCTTCGGTGTACGTGCAGGCCATGTGCTACTACGCCGCGCACGTTATGAAGCAGATGGGGGTGGGGCTGGCTGACGAACTGATCGCCGGTGAAACCGGGAAGGCCGGCCCGGTGATCAATCGCAAGGCCGGCGACCTGGCCGAAGGGTACGGCGCCGGCGGCCGTTCGCTGGCGTCGGTGGCCGATGGCGAACTGATGGAAACGGTGTACGGCCGCAGGTACCTGCAGCTGCGCAAGGGACGGTCCAGCCGATCGGCCCAGCACATAACGATCCCGATCACGTAGGAAAGGGACCATGACGAACAGGGTGCTGGACAAGGACAAGGGATACAAGCAGCTGATGAAGGCCATGGCCCAGCTGTCGAAGGATCCCTATATCCTGGTCGGGATCACCCGCGAAAAGGGATCGAAGAAGCCTGACGGTTCCAAGGCCACCGTGGCCGAATACGGCACCTATAACGAATTCGGCACCGGCATCGTGCACGGCCGCAGCGGGGCGATCACGATCCGGGTTCCTGAACGGTCCTTCCTTCGCAGCACAGTGGACGAACGGCGGGAAAGGTACTTCAAGCTGCTGCTGAAGGCGATCGACGACGAAATCATGGGGAAGCACACGATCCGCTTCGGGTTCAGCAAGGTGGGGGAACGTGCGGCCGCTGACGTGCGACGGAAGATCAGGACGCTGCGGGAACCCCCCAACGCGCCGGCGACGATAGAGCGCAAGGGCAGCAGCAACCCCCTGGTGGACAAGGGGCCCCTGATCGAATCGATCCACTACGAATTCAAGCCCAGCAGCAAGGGGGTGGCGTCATGACGGTGCTGGGACAGGAACGGCTGCGCCGGCGTCGCTTCAGCGTCGGGAGCTGGGACGCTGACGGCCTGTACACCGGCGACCAGCTGCCGGCTGACGCCTACTTCTTCGGCAGCGTCCAGCCCCTGAACGATCGGGAAATGCTGACCTTGCCCGAAGGCGAACGGCACACCGACGTGAAGAAGCTGTACACGAAGGCCGCGATCCGCACCCTGGACGAACGGGCCACCCCGCAGGTGGTTCCCGACAACGTGGAAGTGGACGGGATCTGGTACGAAGTGCGCCAGTGGCAAGGGCAGCGAAAGCTGATCCCGCACGGCAAATACAAGCTGGTGCGCCTGGACGAAGTGGTGGCGTGATGGACGAAATCCGCACCCTGATCTACACCGTCGCGCGCAACGTGCTGATGGGCACCAACGCCGGCCTGACGGCCGCCCAGGTGTACGCCGAAGATCAGAAGGCCCCGAGGCCGTCCCCCCCTTGCATTTCCGTCAGGGTGCCGCTGGCCGACGTGGTTGTGGGCCACGACGAAGTGATCAACCAGGTGGTGGGCACCCCACCGACCGACGAAAGCAAACTGCGGCAGCGGGGCCAGCGCCGGGGCACCTTGTCAATGAACGCCTGGGGCAGTGCGGCCGCTGAATGGATCACCCGCATGAAGTCGCAGCTGCGTCTTCCAGCGACGATCGCCCTGATGGAAACGGGCCTGGTGTGGTTGGAACCCTTCGGTGGGCTGCAGGACTTGTCCAGCCTGCTGCATGGGCCGAGCTCCACCAGGATCATGCCGCGGTACTTGCAGGAATTCGAAATCTTTTACGCGGTGCTGACCGCACAGCAGGCGGCCACCGCGATGGAACTGGTGCAGGTGCAGTTTGACTTCGCCAGCACCCCCAGCGACCTGACCGGAACGTGGGACTTTAATGTCTAACAGGGAGTGAGCCATGGCATACGGCGAAAGCAACATCGTGATCAACGTGTACCTTGCCCCAGTCGTGGGCCAGGGTGCGACCTTCAGCACAGTGCTGTACCTGGTGGACGAAGCGCAGGGGACGGGCAACGCCCTGAACGGTGACCGCTTCAGAACCTACAACAGCACCACCGACGTGGACGACGACGAAACGGCCGGCTATATCACCGCCGAAGTCGCCCAGGCGCTCACCGATGGTTTTGCCCAGCGGCCGATCCCGCAGGAAATCCTGGTGGGCCGGGTGGACACCGGGGGCGCCGAAGGCTACGACGACGGCCTGGCGGCCTGCATCGCGGCCGGTGCCGAATTCTACGGCGTGGCGCTGGACAAGCGCACGGCCACCGAAATCCTGGAAGTCAGCGCAGCCCTGGAAGGCTATGACTTCTACATCAGCGGCCTGCAGTCAGCAGATGCCGACTGGCTGACCGTGGACTACCCCGCGACGCTGACGGCCCTGGAAAACAGGGAACGCAGCTGCGTCGCCTACCACGACATCGCGGCCGAGAATATGGCGCTGTGCTGGATGGTGGACCGGCTGAACGTCGATCCTGACTACTTGTCTGGGGCCTTTGAAGGCAACGTCAACGAAGTGGCGGCCTACACCACGGCCCTGACCGCCGGCCAGCTGGCCTTCGCCGAAGGCAACGAAGTGAACGTGCTGTGCGAATTCGGCACGTCAAACAGCTGGGTTTCCGGTGGCTGGAACTGCGCGGCCAGGCCGATCGATCACATTGTGACGGCCGACTGGTTCAAGACGCGGCTGCGGGAACGGCTGATCGCCAGGGTGGCGGAAAAGGCCGCGAAGCACGAAAAGATCAACGTGGATCCCAGCGGCAGCAACGAAACCGCGGGGATCATCAGCGGCCTGCTGTCCCAGGGGGAAGCGGCCAACCACTTCGTGAAGGACCAGACACGGGTGACGCCGATCACCCCCGACGCCACCGATATCGCGGCCAAGCGGCTGCGGTTCACGGTTGAAGGACAGCTGACCACCAACGCACGTGTCTTCCAGGTGAACGTGTACCTGGGCACCACCGCACTGCCCGAAGCGGCCTAACAGGGAGGTACTGACCGATGACAAGCCCCGAAGTCAATAAAACCTACAACCTGGCCACGTGCTTCGTGTCGGTGGGCCCCGTTGTCGTCAGCGGCTACAGCGAAGACGGCGGGATCGAATACGAAGAAGGTGGCGACCTGTTTGAAGATCAGGTTGGCAGCGACGGCGAAAGCGTCAGCAGCCGGGTGAACAACCACGACGTGTACTGCAATATCAGCCTGATGGAAACCTCCAAGGCCTACCGGGATCTGATCTTGCTGCTGGAAGCCCAGCTGCTGGCCGTGGCGGCCGGCACGCCGATCACACCGCTGCCGTTCGCCATGAAATGCAGCAGCACCGGCGACAGCTGCCTTTCCCTGTACACCACCTTCATGGCGCGGCCCCCCCAGACGAAGGGGCGCACCGCCGGGGAACGTGTCTTCAGGCTGAAGCTGAACAAGCCGAAACGCACCTACGGGTTGCTGAACGTGGTTTAGTCGCTGCCGTGGTGGCAGCGTTGACAACTTGCTGGGACTGCATCCCAGCCGAACCCCAACGCAGGGAGGTACCCCATGGGGGAGAACATGGGAACCGATGCCATGCCGGAACATGACCAGGCCCTGGACAAGATCCCGAACCTGGAACGGTTCCAGCTGACCGACAAGGACGGAAACCCGCACGAATACAGCATGGTGCTGCATCCAGCAGCAGAAGGACAGCGGATCATGTGGAAGCTGTACGCTGCTGCTGCTGAACCCCTGGCTGGCCTGGCTGACGCGGCCTTCAACACCAAGGACATATTCGCCGACCTGGACATGGACGGCGGCCTGGCGCCGACGCTGCAGAAGGTGCAGGGGAAGATCGACGTGGGCCGGGTGGGCCGCGATCTGAAGAACGCGATCCTGGACCTGGCCATGGCCGAACTGACCACCGATCTGCTGAAGCGCACGACGCGCGACGGCAAGAAGCTGGCCGTGGAACTGGAATTCAATGCGGCCTACACCGGCAACTATTGGGAGCTGGTGAAGGCGGTATGGAAGGGGATAGATCTGAACGGTTTTTTTCCGCTTTCAGGTATATCCAAGGGGCTGGATCTGGGGATGCAGATGCTGAAGGCCGAAGCATCGAACGCCAGCGCCAGGAAACGGCGATCAGAACGGCAGTCCTTGAAGGGGTAAACCTGTGGGAGTGGAGGGTAGTGATCAGCCAAGCGATCCCAGATGGCCTTTGGGAAATTCGCCACAGGTGGACCTTCGCCGACCTGGTGGAAGCGCAGCATGTCCTGGACCTTTTGAACGAACTGGGACCGTCTGACAACATCCCAGGCAACACGCCACCGCGGCCACGCCCGAAGGGCAGCAGCAGGGGCCCCCGCATGCGAAAGCACTGGAAGGGGTAGCTGATGCCTGCGCCCACCACCATCAGGGAACTGCTTGTCAAGCTGGGCGTGGACGCCGACGACAAGGCGCTGGCGCGGTTTGATCGGAACTTCGAAGCCCTGAAGAAGTCGGCCGGCCAGCTGGTCCTTGGTATCACCGCCGTCAGCGGGGCCATGGGGTACCTGGTTTATAAAACCGGGGAATATGGTTTTGAAATCCTGCAGGCCGCCGACAAGCTGAACATTGCCACCGACGCCCTGCAAGAATACCGCTACGCCGGCGCCATGGTGGGGATCGAACAGCGCACCCTGACAATGGGCCTTCAGCGGTTCCTGCGTCGCGCTGCAGAAGCCAGCGCCGGCACGGGGGAAGCCAAGGACACACTGGCCGAACTGGGGATCCAGCTGACCGACAGCAGCGGAAAGCTTCGCGAAGCCGACGACCTGCTGAACCAGGTGGCCGACGCCATGAAGAACGTGAAGGACGAAGGCCAGCTGCTGCGAATCGCCTTCAAGCTATTCGATAGCGAAGGGGTGCAGATGGTCACGATGCTGAAGCACGGCAGCGAAGAAATGGAACGGCTGCGGGAAGAAGCCAGGGCCACAGGCATCGTGATGGATAGGGAAGCCCTGGAAACCACGGCCGAATTCAGGAACGAACTGCTGACGCTGAAGGCCGTCATGATCGGGGTGCGCAACACCGTGGGGGTGGCCCTGATGCCGGTGCTGATCGACGCGATCCGACGCTTCAGGGAATGGTGGAAGATCAACCGGGAAATCGTGCAGGAACGGCTGGACGTGTGGCTGAAGCGGGTGGACAAAAACCTGCGCAGGCTGATCGCTACAGCGCGCACCATTGACAGCGTGGTGCAGGCAACAGGTGGCTGGGGCAAGGCCATGGACCGCGTGTTCAAGCTGCTGGTGTTCCTGGCCGGCGCGAAGATGGCGCAGGTGATCTACAACCTGTGGAAGACGATCAAGGCCATGCGGGCCCTGGTGGTGACCTTCGCGGCCGCCAGGGGTGTTTCCCTGCTGTGGGTTGCGGCCTTCTTGAAGGGGATCCTGGGCATAGGCCTGGTGCTGGGCGGGATCTATCTGATCTTCGAAGATCTGTACGTGTACCTGAAGGGTGGGGAATCGGCCATGGGCCGGTTCATTGAAAAAAACCGGGAAGCTGACGGGGCCCTGGGGGCCCTGGCCCGCACCACCGAACAGATCGGGGAAACCTTCAAACAAATAGGCTGGGCCGAAGGGGTGGACGAAGCGATCTTCCACTTCGAACGGTTCAGGGATAACTGGGGCGCCGGCTTCAAAGAAATGAACTATCTGGCTGAACAGGGCCTGCTGTGGACCTTGGAAGCCATAGCCTGGACGATCGACGCGATCATGCTGGGACTGGCGAACTTCAAGACGCAGTGGACCAGGATCGGGAAAGCGATCAAAAAATTCTTCAGGGAATTCAGGGAAGGCATGGACGCGGTGCCCTGGCTTTCCAAGGCCTTCGACTTCCTGGCCCCCGTGTTCTTCCCTGAACAGATGGGCGTCAACATAGGGCCGGCACCAGCTGCCGCCGGCGGCCCCATGGGGGGCATGTCCTACGTTGGCGGCACCTACCACTTCCACAACACCGGGATCGATCAGCAGGGGGCCGAATCCCTGGTGCGCAACGCCCAGGAACGCGAAAAGCGCGACGCCATGGCCACGCTGGGCGGGGGGGAAGGGTAGCAGATGCCGTTCACCATCCTGGACACGGAAACCGGCCAGCAGCTGATCTTCGACACGGTGCTGGATGAACGGTTTGATCAGCCGGCCGCGCCGACGCAGCACCCGATCGCCGATGGCAACGAAGTCAGCGATCACGTCCAGGTGGGCAACCAGATGATCTTCGTTCGGGCCCTGCTGGGCCGCAGCCCCTACCTGAACACCCCCGGCGAAATCAGCCCCCAGCGCATGCAGAAGGCGGTGGAATTCCTGCGGGATTGCCTGGGGCACCGGCTGACGGTGACGACCACGAAGCGGGGGACGTTTACGAACTGCGTCCTGCTGCGGGCCCCGTTCACCGACGACCTGGTGGATCGCCACGTGTACGATCTGGAATTCCAGCAGGTGCAGATCGCGTCCATCGGCACCGTGATCCTGGCACCGCTGGCCAGGGTGGAAGGTGGTAGCGACAACAGCAGCGACAGCGGGGAACAGGCCACCGAAACCACCGACAGCGAAACCGACAGCAACCTGACCAGCAAGCTGTTCAACCTGACGGGGGGGCGCAAATAATGGGCCAAGCGATCAAAGCGTTCCCGGTGAAGCCCCACGACTGGCAAACGGTCCCACTGGGGGACGGCAAGTTCAGGATCACGCTGACCTGGCGGGAACGGTGCCGCGCCTGGTACCTGGACGTGTACACGGCCGCCGGCGTCGCCGTGGCGCTGGGGCGCAGGGTTTCCCCTGGCTACGGGCCGCTGTTGGACCTGTCGCTGCCCACGGGGCCCGAAGGCATGATCATCGCCAGCGGAAAGGATCCCTACCGGCGGGAAGACTTCGGGGATTCGGTGCGGCTGGTGTACTACGAAGAAGACGAACTGCCGGCAGCGGAAACCCCCGAATTCCCGCTGAGGGTGTCAGCATGACGCTGTGGCAGCGCCAGGTGACGGTCCAGATCGGCAAGGTCGGCGAAGCCGGCCAGTCCTGGTCCAACCTGCGCACCGTCTTCGACGTGAAGCACACCCCGACAGGAACGCCGAACAAGGCCAAGATCACGGTGTACAACCCCCCAGAAGACACGGCATCGCTGGCCCAGGAAAAGGGGGCGATCGTCCAGCTGTTCGCCGGCCACGAAGTGCCCCAGCTGATCTTCAGGGGCAACCCCGTGAAGAAGGGCGTGGACGAAGCCAAGGACACCGTGGATCGGATCCTGACGATCGAAGCCCAGGACGGCGGCCGGGAATACCAGGCCGCGCACGTCAACATCAGCTTCAGCACCGAAACCAGCGTGGCCCAGATCCTGGCCGAAGCCCAGGCGCAGCTTGGCCTGGTGCCTGGCACCATCCAGGTGGACGACGATCAGCGACTTTCCAAGGGCTTCGCCTACAGCGGGCCGGCGCACGTACTGCTGGATCGGATCGCGCTGATGAACGAAGCCGGCTGGTGGATCAGTGATGGCACGCTGCAGATCGTGCCGAAGGACGGCGACACCGGGGAACCCAACGTGGTGGTATTCAGCCCCGTGACCGGGAACCTGATCGGCCGGCCGAAGCGCAAGGACGACGACCTGGTGGAAGTCACCGGCCTGATCGCGCCGAACATCAGGCCGGGGCGCAACTACGTGGTGGAAGGTGACTACGAAGCCGGCGCCTACACCGCCAAGGACGTGCAGTTCCAGGGGGATTCTGGTTTTGACAATCCCTTCTATGTGATCGCCAGCGGAAAGCTACGGGGTGCAGCGGCATGACCGACAAGGACCAGTCAGCGATCCCCAGCTTCGCCGACGTGGTGAAGGAAGCGATCCGTGCTGCCCTGGCCATGGTCCACACTGCGATCCCGGCGGTGGTGGAAAGCTACGACAGTGCGCTGCAGACGGTGACGGCCAGGCCGGCGATCCGTTTCAAACACTGGGACGAAGATGAAGAAGCCTTCGTCTTCCACGATCCGCCGGCCATCGCCAACGTGCCGGTGGCCTGGATGGTGGGGGGCAGCGGTTCCCTGACGATGCCGCTGGCAAGTGGGGATCACGGCATGCTGGTGTTCTGTGAACGCAGCATTGACGAATGGTTCACCACCGGGAAGGACAGCAACGAACCGCAGGATCCACGGCGGCACGACCTGACCGACGCCTGGTTCTACCCCGGCACCAGGGCGAAGCCTGACAAGCTGGCCAGCGAAGCGTTCAGCAGCGGTTCGCCGGTGCTTCGCGGGAACCCGGTGCTGCTGGGCGACAGCACGGCCACCGACTTCGTGGCCCTGTCGTCAGTGAACGATCAGAACTGGACGCAGCTGGCGGCACAGTTCACGGCATGGACGCCAGTGGCCAACGACGGGGGGGCCGCGTTGAAGGCGCTGTTGACGACCTTGATCGCTGGTGGCTGGCCGTCAGATACCAGCGCCACGAAGGTGAAGGCGAAGTGATGGGCGACCAGGCGCGAAATTTCAACAGCAGCAGGGCCAGCCTGGCGCGTCCTGGGCGTTCCTGGCGTCACCCCTGTGGTGGTAGCCGCAGCACGTCCACGGCCGTCAGGCGGCCGCTGGTTGGCTGGGGGTGTTGAATGGCGATCGACGTGCTACTGGATCCCGTCACCTGGGATCTGCCGACGAAGCCGGCGCAAGGCACCGGGATCGAAGTGATCCGGCAGCGGCTGATGATCCGGCTACGCCGGTTCCTGGGGGAATGGATCCTGGACGAAACCAAGGGCCTGAACTACATGGAATGGACCACCACGAAGCCGGTGCCCCTGGACGATATCGGCGCCGACCTTCGCCGGGAAATCGAAACGGCCCCCGAAGTGGATCGGATCGTCAGCGGGGGAACAGCGACCTGGGACCAGGCCACCCGCACGGTCAGCTTCACGGCCACGGTTTCCACCGAACAGGGGGAACTGTCGGTGGCCGTGTCACCGATCGGGGATGGTCCTGGCAATAGGAACCCCGCGGTGACCATCGGGATCGTGACGCAGGGTTCAGGAAGGATCGGATCATGACCACCTACGGCCTTTCCAGCACGGGGTTCCTGGCCCGCAGGGCCGCCGACTTTCGCCAGATCATGCGCGACTACTACGACGCAGCCACCGGCCTGGTGAATGACTGGTCAGATGATACTTTCCTGGGGAATATCACCGCCAACGCTTCGATCCGGCTGGGGGAGCTTAGTGAAGGCCTGCAGGCCGTTTACGACGCCTTCAACCGGAACGGCGCCACCGGGGCCCAGCTGGACGATATCGGTGGGCTGATCGGTGTTTTCCGCAACGAAGCCACCTACAGCCTGGCCACGGTCACCCTGTCGGGGACAGCCGGCACGGTGATCCCGTCCAGCAACGTGGTGGAAGGTGGGGGCGACGACGGCCGCGCCAGGTGGAAGACGTTGACCGACGCCACGATCGGGGGTGGTGGCACGGTGGACGTGCAGGTGCAGGCCGAAGAAGCCGGATCGATCCATGCTGACATCGGCGACATTGACAAGATCGTCACCCCGGTCAGCGGCTGGGACAGTGTGACGAACGCAGCCGAAAGCACTGACGGCCAGGACAGGGAAACCGACGACGAATACAAGCTGCGCCAGTCTGAAGGGGGATCGATCTACGGCAGCGGAAACAGCAACAGCCTGCTGGCCAACCTGTCGGCCCTGGACTACGTGGCGGCCGCGCTGGTGATCGACAACGACGAACCGACGCAGCAGGTGATCGGTGGGGTGACGGTACCCCCGAACAGCAGCACGTCGATCATTTGGCCCAACAGCCTGACCGACGCGCAAAAGGACGAAGTGGCCGAAACGATTTACATGCAGCTGCCGCAGGGGATCAAGGCCAACGGGGCCGACGTGACGCGCACGGTAACCAAGCGCGACGGCCTTTCCAAGTCCATTAGCTTCAGCTGGGCGTCGCAGCTGGGCTGCACCACCGACGTGACGGTGGAGCTGGAACCGGGGTACGTGCTGACCGACGTGGACACCCCGATCGAAGAAGCAAACGAAGCCCTGTTTGCGCTGCTGACGGTGGGGGAATCGATCCAGGATCTTGACCTGCAGGGGCAGATCGCCAGCGTCGCGGGGCTGAAGCGGGCCACGGTGACCTTCAACATCGGCGCCGGCGCGGTGACCAGCGCCGAACCTGACTTCAACGAAATCCTGAACCTGACCAGCACCACGGTGCACTTGTAGGGGGAACGCAGTGGCCAGCCAGTCCCAGACTCAGTTCGTGATGAACCCCGACCACAAGAAGGACGCCGTGCGGGATTTGCTGCGCCAGTTCCAGAACAGGCCGCGGATCGTCGCGCTGGTGGAAGCCATCGCCGAAGCGTGCCAGGTGCAGGAAGAAGACACCTTCAGCATGATCGTTTCACGGTCCCCTTCGGCCGCTGTTGGGGCCCTGCTGGATCAGTGGGGGATCCTGGTGGGGGAACCGCGTGGTGGGCTGACCGACGACGAATACAGGCCCTTCATTCAGGCGCGGCTGCTGGCCAACAGGTTCCCCGGCGACGAAGCGCCAGAAGACGCCTTTATCCACATATTGGAGATCATCACCGAAGCGGTGGAAGTGCGCACCGTGGACATGTTCCCGGCCGGCTTTTACTGCATGGTGATCCGCAAGGAATTCATGGGCGACCCCCTGCGCGACAGGGTGCGCAGGTTCGCCGAAAACATCAAACCGCAGGGCGTGAAGATGGTGCTGGTGGAAGCCCTTGAAGGCTTCTTCGGGTTCGCAGAAACCCCCGGCGCCTTCGGCTACAGCGTCGGCACATGGGCGAGGTTGATATGACGACACCACCGACGACGATCCTGGACTGGGCGAACAGCGCCGATCCCAGCGACGTGGAACAGCCCACGACGCAGGTGGAAGACAGTGGCTGGCTGGGGGGCATGATCCCGCCCAACGCCTGGACGAACTGGATCTGGAAAAACTTATACGACTGGCTGGCCCACTTCAAGGCCGGGGTGACGAAGTACACCGACCTGGAAGACGCGATCGACGGTACAGCGGCGGGGGAAACGTTCATCCTGGACGAATACAGCGCGGTAATGTACCCCGGCAAGGTGTACGGCGAATGGGACAAGTCCTGGTCAGTTGATCCGGTTTCGGTGGACGTGTGGGGCAAAGGGGTGCTGGTTGCCTTCGGTGGGGTGCCATCACCTGGGAACTTGCTTGCCTATGAACGCAACATGGTCACCCTGGTGGCGAACTACACGAAAACGAACACCGGCGCGATCAAGCGGGCCGTGACCGATGGCACCTACGTGGTGGCCTGCTATGGCGACTACGTGGAATGCTGGGACATGGACGGGACGCAGCGGTGGCTGTACGACCACGGGGCCGCCGTTCACGACGTTTGCCTGGATGGCGTCAACGCCTACTTCGTTGGGGCCAAGGGCACCGGCAACATGTGGGCCAGGGCCATCACGTTGAGCGACACCGGCACACCGACGCCGGTGTGGTCCTATGCCCATGGCACCGCCACCGAAGTGCTGTACTGTTGCGCAACCAACGGCGCCCAGCTGTTCCTTGCCGGGGACGCCAGGGTGGGGGGAAGTGGCGCCACCATCAGGGGGATCAATGCAGAAAACGGCAAGGACTTCGCCAACGAAGGCGGCAACGGAATAGACACCGCCTATTTGTCATGGGATCGGGTCCAGTCCACTGAATGTGATCAGACGGGCCAGCTGGCCACAGATGGCAGCCGGCTGTTTGTGGGGTACCCCGCCACCACCAACGAACTGGAAGTTCGCGGCTGTATTCAGGGGGAAATTTCAGTGGCGCGATCCACCACCGCCGTGTCGTGGGTTTCCTGTGATGATCGGTTTGTGTATGCCGTCACCAGTTCGGCAACGGTGGGAACCGTTCGGGCGTTCACCAAGGCCGACCTGGTGGAAGTTTGGAACTGGTACAACAGGGACGGTTCAACCAACTACGACATCTTTGCTGCAGCTTCTGACGGGGCGCGCGTTTTCTGTGCAATAAAAAACACGCCCGATCAGGACATCGTTTCCTTGTATGGGGGGCAACGTCCGAAGCTGTGGCGCCGGCATGCTTCAACTGAACAGTTCTTGCCCTATCGTCAGCTGGCGATACCGGAGGAATAGACCATGGCGACCATGTACGAATTGGCGAACCTGCTGGCCACCCTGATGGTGGGCCGCGATCCCAAGTGGACTAACCAGGCCACGTTCACCGGGGCGCCTGACACGGCCGACGACGGGGTGGATCTGGAAAACTGCCCGAAGACGTTGGTGGACGTTCAGATGCGCACGGAAATACACCGGCGCACCGCCTTGGTTACCATCGCCACGCTGGACCTTACGGCCACTTACACGATCTATATCAACGGGGTGGTGTGCGCCTATGACGCCGGCGCCGGCGGGGCCGTTGACGAAGAAGACGTGATCGAAGGGATCCGCGACGCGGTGAACACTGGGGCCGGTGGGGTGGTAACGGCCACCGCCGTGAAGATCGGTGGAAGCGCCACATACAACCAGGTGACGATCACCGGCGACACGGAAACACACTATTACATCAGCGAAGCGACGACGGGCACCGCCGACCTGGCGGTGGTGGCAGATCCCGATCAAGCCACCATGCGGCTGTTCGGTACGTACAGGGCCACCGTCACCGCCAATAAACCACCGAACTGGCGCATGGTGCTGGATCAGGAATTCGTGCTGGACTATCGGGGATTCATGGAACGCTTCGAGACCGCCGGCCTGGATCGCCTTTATGTGGAATTGGCCAGCGTGGACGGTACCAGCGACGGTTCAACGATCACCTATGCCCCGCTGGTCAATGTTGCGCCAGCGGTGCAGGAAGAAACGTCAGGGAGTTAACAATGGGAATTGGACAACGAACAGGGCGTGCTTCTTCAGTTCGGTGTAACGCTGTGCCAGGGCTGGATCCCAGCAGGTTCAACGTGCAGCAAATACTGGAAGGACTGGCGCGGGAACGCTTCGGTGCGGGGCTGGTTCCTATCCATGAAGACTTCGATCAGAACTGGGACTTCCTGACTGAAGGATCGCCCAGCCCAAACGGGTGGGGGTACAACACAAGCGGCAGCCCCACGGTGCACGTGGCGCGGTTCAACGGCGGAAAGTTTGAAGGTGAAATAACTGGACCAGGTAGTGGAAGCTACAATGGCATTAGTATTTACAAGGATTATCCCCTTCACCACCCGTGCCTGATATCCACCCGCACCATGATGGTGTCGAAAATCACCAACGCCTTTATAAGTGGCGCAGGTGAAGCCGGGTTCAGGATACTGCTTAATAACTATCCCGACGTATGGGGGATAAAATACAGGCGCAACGACAGCACCAAGGAAGCCGGTTTTTGGTACGACCTGAATGGAGTATTTGATCAATACACGAAATCCACCCATAACAACTGGCCGGATAAAACCTTCACCCTGTGGGGTGACATGGAACCGCGGGGGATGTTGCTGTGCGACAACGCTGTGGCAGCGGCCGACGTGACGGAACGCCACGAATATGCCGGCAGCCCAACGCGGATCTGGTCGCACTATACCGTCCCAGGAAATGGATCGATCGTGATCGATATGAACTGCGACAGCAGCAGCAGCAGGCGCTGGTCGTTGGACATTGAAACCCTTTATATGACCCTTTTCGGACTACGTGAAACAGCATAGGAGCGAAACCATGATCACCCTATTTTTGGACCGCAACACGCGCCAGGTGGTGTTTGGGCACGAAGCCCCGATCGGGGTGGATATCACCCGGTTCCTTCGGGAAGACGTGGAAGATCAGCTGTACGCCGAATTCAGGCAAGCCCAGGCCGAACACCGGCTGGTGTACCTGACGCCTGAAGGGCAGCTTGTGGACAAGGAACCCATGGGGCACACCAAGGCGCCGGCGCCTGTGGAATACGACCTGGGGCTGCTGGATCAAAGCGTGGCGGCCTTGAAGAAGGCCCTGGTGGAGATCAACGATCCCGGCCACGTCCAGGCGCTGATCCAGGCTGAACACGGCGGCAAGACGCGGAAAAGCGCCATCGCTGCCCTGAAGGAACGGCTGGAACAGATCAACGACAACCTGAAGGAATAGACCATGGCCGAACTGCTACCAGCCCCCATTCCACCGCTGGGCCCGATCGGCCAGCAGTGTGGGGCAATCCCAGGGACGGCCAAGATCGTCCTGGCTGGTGCGTCCTACGTGACGCAGCTGGTGTCCACCATGCTGCCGCCTGGCGCGGCCGCCAAGCTGGCGATCGGTGGTTCGGCCAGCACGACGCACCGGGGGGTGGTGTGCGCGGTGGAATCCATCTTCACGGCGGGATCGCCGTCCATGGGAACCGCTGAAGCGAAGGAACGCGGGATCCTGATCAACCACCTGCAGATCAGGAAGGACGACAACGGGGAACTGTGCGGTGGCCCGAACGGTGAAGTGGTGTTCGGGTTGCTGCAGGCCGCCAACGGCAGCAGCGACGGGGACGATATCAACGACAACCCCGGCGGCTATAACCTGCAGGTTTCCTTTGTGTACCACCCGCTGGGCAACCCCACGGGGTACACCAACCACCAGCTGCCGGCTGGCACCTACGTGGTGAACTTCCCGATCTTGATCCTGGGCAACGATGCCGACTATGCGGCCCTGTTGAACGCTGACCGCAACGAATTCGGGCAGATCCCCAGGATCAGCGGGGCGGGGAACCCCAACGGCGTGCGCACTGGCTTCAGGGGCCAGCGGTACACCGACACCGACAACGGGATCGAATACCGCTGCACAGCAGACGGATCGCAGGTGTGGACCACCTTCTGAATTTAGGAGCTTGAAAAATGGCATATGCAACGCAGTACGGCCCTGACAACTACCAAGGGGAATTCGCCAACGATGCCGCGGCCTGGGCTGAAATCAGGGCCCGCAAGTGGGACAGTTCCGGCGATGGCCTGGGAAATCCGATTGAAGGCCAGTGGTACGCAAACACCACCGACAACGTTCCGCGGTACTACGACGGCAGCGCCTGGCAAACCATCGCGATCAATGGTCCCTACGTGAAGACGGACGGCACCACCCCGCTGACGGCAAACTGGGCCGTGGGCAGCTTCAAGCTGACCGGCCTGGTGAACGGTGCCGCTGGATCGCAGGACAGCTGCACCGTGAAGCAAATGGAAGACGCCATTGCGGCCGCAACGCAGGGGCTTTTTTGGCTTGACGACGTGCGGGCCCTGGCGGATCGCACCGGCCTTCCAGCTTATGCCAGGGTGGTGGACGTTATGACGGCCAGCGGCAACGGCGCCTTTCCAAGTCAGGACGGCGTTGGGCCGCTGCTGGATGCCAGGTATTTGGTGGCCCACACCGACGACACCGGCCACGTGGACAATGGCGTCTATACGCTGACGCAGGTGGGCGACGGATCGAACCCCTGGATCCTGACGCGCGTGGCGGAAATGTCCAACAACGACAGCGCGCACAGCAGGGTCATGACGATCGACCAGGGCACCAATTACGGGGAACTGTCCTTCAGGTGCAGCAACGACGAAGGATCGGCCGTCGTCAACACCGACGCCCTGATCTTCAAGGAATTCGCGAAGTCCATCAGCCACAATAGCACGCTGGGGCTTCAGGGTGGTCAGGCTTCGCCGGCGCAGTATTATCACCTGACGCTGACGCAGCACACGGATCTGACCGACTCCGGGGACTGCACGATCCACCACCATGACGGCCGGTATTTCACCGAAACCGAACTGGGCGACACCGCCAGCGGCACCGAAGGTGCCAGCCTGATCGGGTGCGGTGATACCGGCGCAGCGTTGACCGACCTGAACGGCGCCACCGACGTGAACACGGCGCTGGTGTTCCTAAACGATCAGAAGCCACGCGGCTACCAGGAAAACGCCGGCAACCCCAACGGTGTGGTAACGCCGAACCAGCAGGGTGCAAGGTGCTTCGACACCACGAACAAGATCACCTATTTCGCACACGGCACGCTGAACACCGACTGGCGAACCTACTAGCGAAGGGGCAGCCCTATGGCTTGGGATAATCCCTTCGGTCCTGACGCCTACCAGGGCCGTTATACCAACGACGCCGGGGCCCTAGCGGAAATCCAGGCAAGGCACTGGGACAGCACCGGAGACGGCCTTGGAACCCCGATAGAAGGCCAGTGGTATGTAAACACCGCGGCGCACAAGCCACGGATTTACCTGAACGGCGACTGGTACTACTACAACGAAGCAGGCTTCCCATGGTCGCAGGCGGTGTTCCTGGCCGAACACGGCGACAACACCAACGACGGGTTGAGCCCAGGGACGGCCGTGGCGTCCCCTGACACGGCCCAGACGAAGGCCGCGGGGCTGTCGCCGGCGACGGGGAACCGGGTGGCGGTGATCAGCCTGGACGGTGCGACGCACACCGAAGGGTTCACCGTGGCCAGCTGGACGAGGTGGGAATGCCCCAACAATATGTTCAGCGGTGCGGTGACCGTCGAAGGGGACAGCACCTTCAGGTTCAACAACGTGGAACGGTCCACGGGAACCTGCATTCACAAGTCAGGCGGTGGTCGCGCCTACGTGCAGGGCCAGCAGGTGATCGGATCGACAGGCGCCCACGGCCTGACGTGCGCCACCACCGGCCAGCTGAGTATAAATGTCGAATATGTTTCAGTGGACAGTGGGACGGCGATCGGTGGTTCAGACACCTACGGCCTGATCACCGGCCGCGTCGGCCGTGTGAAGTGCAACGGGGGGTACGGTATCTATTCGGCCCGGTCAACGTCCCAGATCTGGCTGACGGTGGACGGGGACGTGGCCTGCGGTTCCACCGGCACGTGCGTCAGGGCTGACGCTTCAGGCGCTGAACTGTACATGCGGGCCGCTGAAATCGAAGGAAGCAGCGGCACAGCGATCTACACCAGCGCCGGCACCGACGTGGCGGTGGACTGCCCGAACGTCGCCGGCACGATCACCGCTTCGGCCGGCACGCTGAACGAAGCGATCCACACCGGCCGCACCGGCATCCTGTCCAGGCTGACGGAAGAAAGCAGCCCAGCAGACAACGACTGGCTGCTGCTGGAAGACAACGCCACCGGCGAACTGAAGAAGGTGCAGAAGCAGAACGTGGGCGGGGGTGGTGGTCAGGACGGCCTGGCGCTGGTGTGGAACGATGATCACTATTTCAGCACCACAGATTCCAGCTACGACAAAACGGCCGACACCAGGATCGTGTTGGATTCTGGTGACTTCAAGCCTGACGACATGCGGGTGAAGGTCGGCTGTAAACGTGTTTCCGGCACCGGCAGCATGTCGATCAAGGTGTCGGTGGGCGCAGCCTACTGGGAACTGACCGGGATCACCGACGCCAGCGAAACGATCAAGACGGGCACGATCGACGTGTCAGGGGAAAGCGCCGACACCTTCAGGGTGGGCAAGGTCGAAATCAAGCAGGTGGGGGGCAGCACCACCGTGGCCTACCAATACTTCGACATGTGGGCCGTTCGGGAGGTGTAGTTGAGCACCACCGACCACGAAGGCCGTGACTGGACCGTCAGCGGGGTGACGGAAATCGGTGGAACCCACACCAACGTCGGGATCTTCACGGTAGCTTCAGGCGCGACAGTTACCACCACGAAGCTGGATCCACTGGAAGTCCAATGTGTTGACTATGAAATAAAGTCAGATATTGACGGAAACGCACGCGGTGGGGCCAGTGGTTCATCAGGATCCGGCGGCACGGGTGGAACAACTCCAAGCGGCGACGGTGGCGACGGTGGCGACGGCGCGGCAGCATCTGGCACTGGTGGGGGACAAGGAAGCGGTGGCGGATCGTATGGTGGCCTTGGTGGTGGGAAAGCTGGCGAAATAGGCCGCGGGGGGAGCGGTGGTGTCGGATCTTTTTCTACTGGTGGCGACGGGGGCAGCGGTGGCGACGGCGCCGGATCACACGGCACCACCAGCGGAACGCAAAGTGGCGACGATCGATCCCAGGGCTTCGGTGGTGGCGGTGCTGCTGGCGCCGGTGGTGGTGGTGCCACGGCTATCGTGGCCGGTCAGCACGGCCTGAGCGGTGGGAAGGGTGGCCTTGGCGGTGCGATGATCGCGATCATCGGGAAACGGTATGGGATCGTTGACGGTGTAGATCTGAAGGCTGACGGTGGTGACGGTGGTGACGGTGGGGACGCTGGAAACGGGGCAAACGGCAACGTACTGCACGGCGGTGGCGGTGGCGGTGGTGCTGGAAAAGGCGCCGGCGGTGGTTCAGGTGGTTGCGTTTTCCTGGAAGCCGTGAAGCTGTACTGCAATAGTGGGACGGGGATCTATGCAAGGGGTGGAAAAGGGGGGAACGGTGGCAATGGCGGGGACGGGGGCGACGGCGCCGGCGGGGACGGGGGCGACGGTGGCAGCGGTGCAGGATCCGGCGGCGGCGGCCGGTACAAAGCGAAAACGGCGCACCCCGGATCGAACTGGTATAACGCGCCTTCAACCACAGCAGTAGGGACGCAATCTGCCGGCGCCGGTGGTGTCGGTGGTTCAGGGGGTGCTGGTGGTGGTGGTGATGGAAATAACGGCGTTTCGGGAAATGCTGGCGCAGCAGGTACGACAGCAGATCCAAGCACCACCGCCAGGGTGGTCCACAACCCACGGCTGTACTACCAAGCCGGTGGGGACTACAAAACCAGGAAGCGGGCCAACTTCTATGCGTAGGGGAAGACAATGATCAGAATTCAAACAGGTGACACGGAACGGATCTGGGCCCGTGCCTTCGCGCTGGACGGCCGCACCCCGCTGACCGGGGTGACCGACTGGCTGCTGTCCCTGTGGCGGGAATCGGACGGCCAGTTCTATGACTTCAATGACGCCACCTTCAAGGCCGCGGGGCACACCACCAAGGAAGAAGCCCTGGGCGAACTGGACGGCACCGAAACGGCGAAAGAAGGGATCTACTACTGGGACTTTGACACCAGCGCGATCACGAACCCGGCGGCCGGTGGTGACGTGTACAGGTACAGCACGCGCCAGTCCCCCGGCACCACGATCCTGAACCCGATCCGTGAGGACGAAATCAAGGTTGGTGGATCGGTGGACGACGAACGGGTGCGGGTGGCCTTCGCCTACGATCGCAGCACCGACACCGTGTACACCAACGCCTACCTGGAAAGGAACGGCGTGGTTGTGGCCAGCGGTGTTTCCAGCTTCGCGCTGTCGGCCTACGACGCCGACGACAACGTGCTGTTCACGATGGCCGACGCGGCCGCCGACGCCGAAGGGGTGTTCAGGGCCACGAAGGTGAACCCCGGCTACACTGCCGGCCGTGCGATCTGGTACAAGGCCAGCATCACCGGGCCGAACGGCACGATCACCACCCCGAAGATGACGGCCCAGCTGTCGTAGAAAAGGAAGGGCACAATGTCCAACCACCAGCGGATCTTCCCCGTTCCGGCCGACAACCACGACTTCCAGATCCTGGACGTGGAAGACGCCACGATCGTGGTGTACGAAGAACCCCTGGGCTGCACCCTGGACGAAGAAGAACCGCTGTACTGCGTCCTGGAATGCAATGAGGAGGTTTGACCGATGACTGTGGCAACATCCCCACCGACGCAGGATATCAACGTGGTGCGCGGTGATAACAAAACATGGCTGGGCACCGTCACCGACAGCGCCGGCGTGGCGGTGAACCTGACCGGCGCCAGGGTGCGCATGCAGGTGCGCAAGCGGTACGACGACACCACGGCCCTGATCAGCAAGGACAGCGACGTGGGCCCCGGTGAAATCGAAATCCATGCCCCGACGCTGGGGAAGTTCAAAGCGAAGTTCGTGCCCGCCGACACCGAAGATCTGGACTACAACGATTATAGGTACGACGTGCAGATCACCATCAGCAGCAAGGAAAAGACAGTGGTGCGCGGTGTGTTCAACATCCTGGGCGACGTGACCAGGTAGGACCACAGGGGGAACCAATGGACGCACAGCTGAACCAGGCGCTGCAAGGACGTGGTGTGCAGGTGCAGGATCTTCGTGGCCTGCTGCCGAAGCACAGCGCCAAGGAATTCGCCCACCGGGATCCCGGCATTGAAGGGCCTGGTGCTGCACCATGCGGCCAGCCACCAGGTGGACCGTGAAGGGATCTTCGGGATCGCCAGGTACCACGTGGGGCCGAACCACATTAGCTCCACCGGCTGCCCCGGTATCTGCTATCCCAGGGCGATCACCGGCGACGGCGTGATCCACCAGCTGCACGACCTGGACGTGGCCACCTGGTCGCAGGGCTGGCGCCGGCGGCCGGGCGATGAAAACGCCGACTACCTTGGCGTTCTGATCATGGGCTTCTTTAAGTCCCCCACCTACCCCCACGAAGGCGAACCGACGCTGGCCCAGCTGCGCACCGTCCTGAACCTGTGGGACGCCTGCAGGGACGTGTGGACCACGTGGCGCACCGGGCCGGCCATCATGGGCCACTTCGATCTTGGAAAGCCGGCGTGCCCCGGCACGACGCTGGAAACCCTGATCCGTGCCCTTCGGGCCAACCAGCCGGCCGCTGCCGTGCCTGGGGTGGATCTGAATACCACCAAGGGGCGCCAGCGGTTCCTTGCAGATGCTGGCCACTACAGGGGCCAGATAGATGGGATCTGGGGCCACCGCAGCAAGCAGGCCCTGATCGATTTCCAGCGCACTGCTGGACTGGTGCCAGATGGGATCTGGGGCCCCCGCACTGAAGCGGCTGCCCTGGAATTCATGCAATAGGGGGAAGGGTCGTTTTTATGACGGGGGCCGGGGCTGAAATGGCTGTCTCCCCCCAGCTGATGCAGTCAGCCCCGGCTTCCCGTCGCCAGCGAAAGGATACACCATGCGACGGATCTTTTTGATCACCTTGGTGGCGGTGGTCGCCACCATGTCCCTGGGGAACAAGGGCTGCAAGGCCCCGGCCGACGACGACGACAGCGCCGGCACCAGCAGCAGCACCAGCACGCCGGCGATCAGTTCCGAAGACACCGACCAGCTGGTGGCTGATATCGCGCAGTCCTTCAAGGACCAGGGCGACAAGCTGCTGACGAACCCCGCCACCTTCGATCAGTGCGCTGAAGGCACCGTGTACGTGGCGATCCACGACTACACCATGAAGCTGGGCACCCCGATCAAGCAGGCCATCGTGGACGGCGTGGAAGACTTCCAGGCCGGCGGCATCACGATCGACCCCACCCCGTGCCTGGGGCTTCCTGGCGTGCCTGACACCCCCGACAAGGTGGACGCGAAGCTGAAGGAATACGAAGCCAAGATCATGCCGTGGCTGGAACGCGCCGGCATGGGCTGCGATATCGGCAAGGTGGTGGCGAAGATGGCCGGCAACGAACTGGCTTGCAAGATCCTGACCGTCCTGGCGGCCACCATTTCCCCCGGCAGCGAACAGGTGAAGGAAATCCTGAAGATCGTGGAAGCACCAGGGGAACCCTTCACCACCCCGCTGTTCACGGTGAAGCTGTCGGGGTGCTGATGCCTGACGCCCCCCCGCTGCTGAAGTCCCAGGCCCACCAGCTGCGCAGGAAGCTGCGCGGACTTGGTGGGGACTGGTACAACGTGGACGTGTACTGGCGGCCGCAGCCCCGTGGCTTCTGGATGCGCGGGGCCCCGGATCCCTTCTGCAAGTCAGGGCAGCCTGAACTTCACCTGGGCATCACGATCCAGGAAGCCAGGCGCAGCGTGCGGGGGATCCGGCGCCATGTCCTTGGGCCTGGTCGTCGTGCCCGTGCTGCCGCTGTCGCACGGGAAGGCGCGGCCTGGCTGGGGGAACACGTGGCGAAGCCACTGGCCAAGGGGTTCGTGGACAGCCTGATCGGTGGAATTCGCCGGCGAATTGGTGGAAAATGAGTGGTAGGGGGTAGCCGTGACGAAGCGCGACCACGTGCGACGTGCGACGAAGGAAATAGAAAGGCGCAACGGTAAACGCCGGGGCCGGCTGGACTTTCTGCAGAAGCTACGCGGAAGAATGGAACAAGAACTTAGCCTGGACGGCGAGAAAGAAGAAAAAGCGGCAGATGCCTGGATCAACGACCCCGACAGCGGGCCATGGTGGTGAACCGACCGAAGAACGCGCCGACGCTTTCCACGACATGCTGCGGGCCCTGCTGGAACGGGAACGGCTGCGCGACGAAACCGATCGGGAAATGGCCAACGCCCTGACGCTGATCAGCGAACGGCTGAACCAGAACCGCAAGGAACACGAAAAGGCCGAAGCAGAAACCCAACGCCTACTTCAGAAGCTGATCGATGAACAGCAGGAAGCCACCAGGGATCTGAAGAAGATCTGCGGTCTGATCAGCAAGGGCCAGAAGAACCCCCCCTGGATTATCGTCATGATCTTCGTGCTGACGGCCGCGATCCTTGGGTTGTCGGGGGTGCAGGTGGTCACCAAGTGGGGAACCCTGACGCCAGGCGGAACGCAGCCAGCACCCCAGCCCACCGACGAACTGACGATCCCGGCAGAAGCCGACGACGCCCTGGACCCTGCTGACCTTTCCCCCTGAAGATCAGATATCCCAGCGTTTTTTCGCTTCCCGATCGTTTCGTTTCTGTTCAGCAAGCAACCACCGCTGTTCTGGTGTCAGCTTCGGCTTCTGGGGTTTTTTGCATGGTTTTCGCCGGCGCTTGGCCGGCAACGGGATCCGCAGAAGGAACGCGGTGCTGGCACCCTGTTCGATGGCGAACCGTTCCAGGTGTCGGGGGGTGGCCTTGGATGCGCCGAACTGGCGGTGGAAGGCTTCGTGGCACCCCCTGCACATGCAGATCCCGTTCCCTTTCCTGTACCGCAGTTCGGGGTACCTGTAGGCCGGCCATACATGATGAACGCAGATCGTGATTTCGCCACGTTTCCGGCCGCAGATCGCGCACGTCCAGCGATCCCGTTTCCCCACCAGTTCACGCCACATCAGCAGGCGCTTGTCAACCTTCCAACCCATGGGCACACCAAGTTCCTTTACCCTGTCTATTCTTTCCGGGCCAAGGCCACGAATAGGGCAACCAGTCCCTGTTCCTGACTCCCAAGTCCCACCGGGCAATGGTGTACTTGAATAGGTGCCTGCAGGCCGCACGCCTTGTTCGTGCGTTCCCCAGCTGTGGACCTGGCGCAAACCAGGGCTGCAGGCCTTCCCGGCGAACCGGGCTGCAGCAGCTTCGCCCACATGGCGCATCGCTTGGAACAGCGACCCCACCAGCCAGCACAGCCCAAACGCAAGGCCCTGTAACTGGTGGGCATATGTCATTGAAACAGCTAGGAAAGTTGACCGGATCGGCCCAGGTAGGCTAGATTGAGGCCAACAGTTTGACAGCTGTTTCCGGCCCCTTCGGTCCACCTGGATCGCTGGGGCCGGATTCATTATGGTGGATCCACTTCCCACCTGGCAAGGCTTGCCCTACAATGAGCGGAACGGTGCCCCGGTCCACACCGATCCACTTTTCAAGCAGGACAGCGGGGGTTCGCGTCCTACTTCGCACCCCCCGCTTCCAGGCCCCAGCCGGCCACCGGGGGCCGGTTCGGGGCCGCCTTTTGGTGAACGATGCCGACCTGGACGATTCGCAAGACGGTGGAGATTGAAGCGGCCCACCACCTACCTGATCACCCTGGACCATGCCGACACCCCCACGGGCACCGCTGGCGCATCACGGTGGAAGTCCAGGGCAGCCAGCTGGTGAAGGACATGCTGGTGGACTTCACCGCGATCAAGGGGGAGCTGATGGGCCTGGACCACACCGACCTGAACAAGATCCTGAAGAAGCCCACGGCCGAACGGCTGGCCGAATTCGTGGCAGTCGAAACGGTGGGCGCCTGGCTGGAAGGAACCGGGAACCGGGTGACCATGGTGGAAGTGGAAGAAAGCGCCGGATCGGTGGTCAGGTGGCAGCCATGACGGGGCCCATGTACGACGTGCACGAAGTCTTCACCAGCCTGCAGGGGGAAGGGACGTTCGCCGGCACGCCGGCGGTGTTCGTTCGGTTCAGCGGGTGCGATCAGGACTGCAGCTTCTGCGACACCCCACAGCACGAAGACGCGCACCTTGTGCTGGACAACGACGCCCTGGTGGAGCGGATCGACTACGAAGCCCACCTGAACGATCGCCAGGTGCGCCACCTGGTCCTGACCAGCGGGGAACCGATGCTGCAGGTGGACGCCGAACTGCTGGACGCCCTGGACCGCTGGGACAAACTGGCCCTGGTTCAGATTGAAACCAACGGCCACGTGGCGCCGAAGGACGACAGGCTGCTGGTGGAGCTCAACGAAGACTTCAGGCGCTGGATCACCTGGTCGCCGAAGGTGCTGGAAGCGCCGAAGCTGCCGATCAACGAAATCAAGGTGCTGTGGCCGACGCCCTGGGGTGGCGATCCCACCGACGTGCTGGGGCCGTGGGCTGCCGACGTGGGCGACCTGTCGATCCAGCCTATGCTGTGCAGCGGTGCCGCGATCTGCAGCAAGGAAATGCTGCGGGAACTGCAGGACTGGCTGGAAAGGAACCCCGGCTGGTCGCTGTCGGTGCAGCTGCAGAAGCTGCTGGGGTGGAAGTGATGGGCGAAGATCGAAACGTGCCGTACTACCCCACCGCCGGCCTGGGCATCGCCGAAGGGCATGCCAGGTTCACGAAGATGACAAGGGCCGCCAGGCTGCTGCTGGAAGCTACCGGGGAAGATCCGAACCGGGAAGGCCTGCGGGGTACCCCTGATCGCGTCGCCGGCGCCTGGAACGAAAGGACGGCCGGCTACTGGGAAGATCCCGCGCAGATCCTGTCCAGCACCTTCGGCGAAACCGAAGGCTACGACCAGCTGATCGTCGTCGCCAACATCCCCTTCAGCAGCACATGTGAACACCACCTGATGCCGTTCGCCGGCGTCGCTGCCGTGGGGTACATTCCCGCCGGCGGCCGCTGCGTCGGCCTGTCGAAGATCCCCCGGCTGGTGGACTGCTTCAGCAAGCGGCTGCAGATCCAGGAACGGATCACGAAGCAGGTGGCCGACGCGATGCAGAACCACCTGGAACCGCTGGGCGTCGGGGTGATCCTGACGGCAACCCACGATTGCATTGAATGCAGGGGGATCAAGAAGGCCGGGGTGACCATGACCACCAGCGCCATGCTGGGCGCACTGCGCGACGTGCCAGAAGCCAGGGCCGAATTCCTGCAGCTGGCCGGGGGTGTCACCAGGTGAAGCTGTACCTGGCCGGCAGAAGCCTGAACTGCGCCATAGAAGGCGACTTGTACAACGACCTGGGCGCCACCAGGATCCTGCGGTCCTTCCCCTACTGCGTCGCCGGCGGCCCGCACTGCGGGGACTTCAGCTTCTGGGCCGGCATCCCTGGGGAATACAGCAGCGAACTGCTGCCGCGGCCGCGGGGTGAACTGTTCATGGATTCGGGGGCCTTCACCGCAGCGACCACCGGGGCCACGATCAACCTGGCCAGCTACTGCCGGTTCCTTCACGGGTTCAAGTCCAGGATCGCGGTGTACGCCGTCCTGGACGTGATCGGGAACCACGTGGCCACGGCACGAAATCAGAAGGCCATGGAAGCCGAAGGACTGCACCCGCTGCCGGTGGCCCACGTCGGGGCGCCCATGGCCGTCCTGAAGCGACAGCTGAACGCTGGGCACCAACGGATCGCACTGGGGGGAATGGCCATTCAGCCAGCAGCTGAAGCAACGCTGCGGTGGGAAGGGAAGGCCTGGGAAGTGCTGCGCGACTGGCCCCAGGTGAAGGTGCACTGCTTCGGCAGCTTTGTGCCGTCGCGCCTGATGGCCTACCCCTACCATTCAGCAGACTGGTCCTTCCCCGTGCTGGGGCCGGCCTGGGGGCACGCCATGCGGTTCGAACCGGGGCCCCCGGTCAGGCTGATCACCATGTCGCGCATTTCCCAGATCCAGGCTGCCATCGCCGAAGGCATGCCCTGGCTGGCCGACAAGATCGCCAGAAGGGTGCCGGGGACCAGGATGCGGGGATACATTGCCCGCCGTGTGTACACCTTCAAGCAGATCCTGAAATATGAAAAATACCTGACGGATCTATGGGCTGCCCGTGGGGTGGAATGGTGAAACAATGAAACAAGAAAAGATCAACGGCCTGAAGGATCTGGACATCAAAGGCACCCTGCAGGTGGTGCCCGTCAGCCAGCTGGTGAAGGCCCCCTGGAACTACAAAACCGACGACGCCGTGAAGGCCAGGAAGCTGACCGGCAGCCTGCGCCGATCCGGCCAGCTGCAGGTTCTGAACGTGCGGGAAGTGGACACCGACGACGGCCCCCGGCTGGAAGTCTTCGACGGCAACCACAGGGTGGACAGCCTGCGGGATCTGGGCTGGGACCAGGTGCTGGTGATCAATGCCGGGAAGATCAGCAGGGCCGAAGCGATCCGCCGTGCAATGGAGCTCAACGAAAACCGCTTCGACAGCGACGCGATCAAGGTGGCCGAACTGCTGCGCGACGACCTAACGCCGACCTTCACCACCGAAGATCTGGCCACGACGTTCCCCTGGGATCAGCAGCAGCTGGACGACCTGGTGGCGTCCCTGGACTTCGACATGAACGCGCTGGGCGTCGATCCCCTGATCAACGAAACCAAGGAACAACCACCACCGGAAAAGCACCAGCGCAGCCGGGGCCCCGGCCCGAAGATGACGATCCTGAAGATGGCCGGCCGATCCGTGAAGGTGACGGCCGAAGCTGCCGAGGTGTTCTGGCGCCGGTTCGATGCCTGGACGAACCTGGTGGGGGACGGTGGCGATCCCCTGATGGCGCTGCTGGACCACCAGGGCCACGACGCCGGCGACCAGTAGCCGCACCCTTCCCCCCAGAAAACGCCCCCGACCTGTTGCGTTATAACGCTGGATGGTATAACGTGCGGGTGATCTTTAGGATCGCCAACCGGGGCGCATGCCCCACCAACGGCCACCGTTGGGCCCGGAAACCCACGGTAGGCAAGGGAGAACGAAGCCATGACAACCAGTCAGATCAACGAACTGATCGCCCAGATCAATGCGCAGCTTCCTTCGCTGTCGTCCTACAGTCAGCTTTCGGTGCGCATCCTGCGCCGGAAAGTGCGCCAGGTTCGCACCCTGGATCCCGACTTCAAGAAGAAGTCCAAGGGGTACACCAAGGCCGGCATCAGCGAACTGGGCACCATGCTGCTGTGCTGGGCCAACGATCGCGGGAAGATGACCGACCAGATCCCGCCTTTCCTTCTGTACCAGGACGTGATCGTGCTGCATGAAAAGCATGTGCCCAGTGGTGTCCAGATGGCCAGGGGCAGCGGCCGGGTGAACAACATACTTCGCAAGGGCAGCCGGTACACCTTCAGCGTGGTGACCGCCGGGGGCCGCCACTTCGGGGATATCCCGGCCGATCTTCTGCGTAACGACACCCCCGAAAACCGGCACCGCTTCAACATGATCCAGCGTTGGCGCCACAGAAGCACGACGCCACCCCATACCAAGGGCGACACGGGCACCAAGGGCGACACGGGCACCACCCCCACGAAGCCGAAGGCCAAGCGCCAGCGGTTCAACGCCAGGGACTTGCTGGGCGCCATGATCCGCACCCCCGAAGGGGCCACCGTGCAGGACGTGATCGACGCCAGCGCGAAGCTGCTGCCCCGGCCCATCACCGCCACGACGGTCAGCTGCAGCCTGTCGGATTTCCGCAAGGGTGCCACCGGCGACAAGGCGCGGCCGCACAGCGACGCAGCCAGGTGGGATCTGGAATTCCAGGGCCGCGGCAAGAACCGGATCATGTGGGGGAAGCCTGGGGCTGACGGCATCACCAGCAAGGCCCGCATGGACGCGGCCGCCAAGGCACTGGGGCTGGCCCACTGATGGCCCCCCAGCGCACCATCACCTTCCAGCTTGTCGTCCTGGCCCTGGTGCTGGGACGGCTTGCTGGTTCTGGACCACTACCTGGACGGCCACGAAGGGACAGCACCATGGCAACCACCACAGAACCCCCCTACAGCGTCACCTACTGGGGATCGCACCCCGAAGCCGGGAACGATGACTGCTGGTACGGCGACGAATACGAAAGCAGGGACGAAGCCGAAGCAGCCTACGCCGCACCCGTCAGGGTGGGCCCCCACCAGATCCCAGATCCTGACACCATGTACGTGATGCTGGAAGGCCCTGACGTGCACCGGATCCGGCTCAACCCCGAACACCGGCCCACCACCACCAACGACGACGATCGGGAATGGAAGCGTGAAATGGCCATGCAGGCCGGCATGGAATTCGGGATCGACGGCTACAACGACATGATGGGGTACTAACACCGCAACCGCGCCAGGGTGAACCTGGCACCAGCTGATCACCGTTGGGCCCGTTTCCCACGGTTGATCAAGGAAGGAACGAACCATGGAACTATTCAAGGCAAGCAACCAGTGGGCGACGCGGCCGCCTGACGAGCGGTTCTGGACACTGCAGGACATGACACGGGCCTGCACGGCCTACCGTGAACAGGCCAGGGAATCCCGGATCCGCTTCAGCGATCTGCGGGTGGAACCCGTGGGCGACGAACTGCAGCTGCTGGGCCGGCTGGGCATGCCCGCGCGCCTTACGCACTGGTCCATGGGCCAGCTGTGCAGCAGGGCCCAGGCGCCGGCGTCGTACCTGCGCAAGCTGTCGCCGACCTTGGCGGCCCAGAACCTGAACTGGGGCCTGAAGCACCGGCCGCAGCATGACGCCAACCCCGACGACTGGCCCAGCCTGCTGTTTCACAGCGGGAACGGCAGCGGCCCCCTGCTGCGGGCCATCACGTCCAGCAAGTACACCAGGATCTGGAACTACGAAGTGGGGCAGCGCCTGATGAACCTGCACGGCTGGCGCGTGCCGCCGGCGTCGCCGGTTCCCAACGGCACCAAGGACGCCAGGATCGCCACGGTGGACGACTGCATGCAGGGATCCCAGGTGCGACCTGGCCAGCTGATCGGGCCTTCGGGGATCTACGCTTCTGACCATGACATGTTCGTGTTCATGATCAGCGACAGCCGGATCGAAGACGGCAGCGACGGCGGCCTGTTCCGGGGCTTCTTCTGCTGGAACAGCGAAGTGGGCGCCAGCAGCTTCGGGATCATGGCGTTCCTGTTCAAGACGGTGTGCCAGAACCACATTGTTTGGGGGGCGCACGGCGTCCACGAAATGCGGATCCGCCACGTGGGCGACGCCGACGAACGGGCCTTCCAGCAGATCCAGGTGGAACTGAAGCGGTACGCCGACAGCAGCGCCAGCGACATGCAGGCCAAGATCCAGGCCGCCCAGCGGTACACCCTGGGGGGGACGAAGGACGAAGTGGTGGAACAGCTGCTGGGCATGGCCAGGAAGCGCCGGGTGGACGTGACGCAGAAGGAACTGGTGGGCGCCTACCAGATCGCCGAACGCAGCGAAGATCAGTACGGCGCACCGACCACCCTGTGGGGGATGGTCAACGGCCTGACGGAACAGTCCCAGCAGGTGGACCACACCGACAACAGGGTGAAGAAGGACAAGGCCGCCGGCAAGCTGCTGCAGATGGCCTTCTAACTGGAAAGGGGTGAAGCGATGGGCACCGGGAAGCGCACGGGAAGGAAGCCGACAGCGGGCCCCCCGCTGGTGTACGTGACCAGAACCGTGGCCATGGGGACGATCAAGGACTTCAAGCTGCGGGTGTACAAGCAGATGGAACGGGAAGGGGTCACCCTGACCGACCTGGCGCAGCACCTGCAGATCACCCCCATGGCTGCTTCCCGGCTGCTTGGCGCCGAATCCCTGGACATCGCGGTGGTGCACGCCATCGCCCAGTTTTTGAACTTCAAGGAAGCGGAATATTTTGAGGAATAAAAAGCGACGCCCCCCCCGCGTGGTGCGGGGGGGCGCCTTTCAATAGACCTTACTGGGCCAGGTGACGGCCCAGCACTGGAGTGACAATCATGGCAAACACGAACTTACCTGTAAAGCGCAGCCCCGGCGACACCAGCCTGGAACGGGCCCTGTTCGCCGGTGACCGCAAGGGCCTGGTGGAACGGGCCCTGGCCATCGCAAAGGGCGACACCGACCAGGCCCTGGACGTGATCGCGTCCATGGCCATCGCGGTGCGCAAGGAAAACACCGCGATCCTGGGACGGGGGGAAGCCTTCGTGCGGCACACCCCCGCCGGCGATCTGCTGGCGGTGAAGGCCAAGATCCACCTGTCCGAAGAAAGCAAGGATCTGTTTCACCTGTGGGAAATGGGCAAGACGGTCAGCAGCCTGACCATGCAGGGGATCCAGAAGATCAACAGCGTGGCCGGCTGCGCCATCGGGCAGCCCCCCAGCGTCGTGGTGGACGGCAAGCCCCGCACCAACCCCTACATTGCCAGGACCGAAGACGGCGGGATCGAACGGATCGTGATCGCCGTGGACGTGGTGGGCCCCACCCCGGCCACCGGCAACCCCGTGATCGTGCAGTACACACTGGACTACGACCCCCGCAAGGACTTCCTGCACATGCTGCACACGATCGCCAGCTGCGGCCACCGCGGCAAGAAGGACGGCAAGCGGCCCATGGAATCCAGCGAGGTGTTCGAACACTGCAAGCTGGTCAGCAAGGACGAAGTGGCCGGCGGCATCCAGGCCGGCCGCAAGTTCGTGGAACTGTATGGTGGGGTGGGGTACCTGGTGGACCTTCGCCACGCCGAAATCAGGAACGCCTACGGCGACTTTATCCAGCTGCTGCAGAACGCCCCGAAGAAGGCGATCACCGTGGCCCGCAGGAACGCCCTGCTGCAGCACCCGGCGATCGGTCAGTTCAAGTCGGTGGTGGTGACGCCGGCGGGGGAAGGGGAAGACGCCTACGGCGTGGCCGACGTGGACGTGATCGGCTGGGCCGGTGATGCCCGTGCGCTGCACAAGATGCAGCAGATCAGCGAAAAGATCGCACGCGGGATTCCATTGAAGGATGAAGGCTTTGAAGTGATCGAAGCGGCCGAAGAATACGATCCCACCGTGCACGACGCCCCGCTGGCCGACCAGGATCCCGAAGATCTGCAGGGCCGCCCGGTGCCCGAAGACGCCGAACTGGACGACGACCAGGCGGAACGCAACGCCCTGATCGCGTGGATCGACACGGCGCTGCAGCACGTGAACGCTGACCAGGCCAACGCCCTGGACTACGACCCCAGGAACAACACCACGGAAGAACTGTGGACCATCAAAAAGGATCTGCAGGAACAGGGCCTGGACGACCTGGTGGAAGGGGGTGCGGAATGAAGATCGCCAACGTGGAAGCGTCCCAGATCTTCGGCCGCAACTACCACCTGGCACCTGAATGCCCCGTGGTGGTGATCACCGGCCCGAACGAAGCAGGCAAAACCAGCCTGCTGTCCCTTCCCAGGCTGGCGGTGACGCCGGCGCCGGTCAGCAAGTTCGTGCTGCTGGGGCAGTCCCCTGACCGTTTCCAGGTGGTGCTGAAGTACGACGACGGCACCCTGGTGGACCGCCAGGTGAAGCGGGGGAAGCACACCCTGGCGCTGAACGGTGAACGGGGCACCCCGCGCAACGTGCAGCCGCTGGTGGACAACCTGGTGGGGGAAGCCTTCGGGTGGTCGTTTCAGCAGCTGCTGGGCATGACGCCGGCGGCACGGCTGGAATGGCTGGAAGCCAACATCCTGGACAGCCAGGGACGCGACTTTCGCCAGCAGGTGGCCCCCTACGTGGCCAGGATCAACCACATCATGGGATCGGAGATCGTGCCCCCTGATGTTGAAATTACCAGGGAACGGCTGGTGGCCTACCTGGACACCCTGAAGGCCGAAGACAAGGCGGTGAACCGCGACGCCAACAGGCTGCACAAGGTGGTGGCCCACGACGAAAAGGAAGCGGCCGCCGTGGATCTGCCGCCGGGGACCGTGGCCAGCTGGCGCGCGAAGGGCGACGAACTGGACAAGCAGATCGAACAGCTTGCGCAGCAGCAGGGACAGGCCGAAGGGGCAGCCCAAGGCCGCGACGCTATCAAGGCGCGGATCGCCGATCTTGAACAGCTGATCCAGCAGGGCCAGGACGTGGACCTGGAAGCGATGAAGAAGGACCAGGCGGCCGAACTGAAGCAGCTGAAGGCCGACGTGGCCGAACTGGACAAGGAACTGAAGGAAGCCACCGACAAGAAGCTGGAAGCCAGGGGGAACAACACCCTGGCGCATGACCGCACCACCGCGGCCGAAGCGGCCGTGGACACCATCCAGGCCCAGATCGATGAACACCAGCAGCGGATCGAACGGGTGCAGCATGGTGGTGGCCAGTGCCCCCTGATCCCAGACAAGGCCTGCGACGCCTTGAAGGATCCGGCGCTGCTGGACCAGATGAACGCCTGGGCCGACACCCTGCAGGCCGACCTGGTGAAAGCCCAGGACGAAGTGAAGGCCGCGAAGACGAAGGAAGAAGCGTCCCACCGGCTGATGCAGCACCCGGCGAAGGTGGCGCGGGAAGTCCAGGCGAAGGCCACCAGGGCCGAAGCCAAGCTGGACGAACTGCCGAAGCAGCACGCCCAGGCCCTGGCCGACGCCGAAGCCAAGCTGGCCGAAGTGGAACGCCTGGTGAGCGAACTGGACACGAAGCGGGGCGAACTGCTGGCCCTTCCCGACAACCTGGCCGACGAAGGGATCGCCGCGCAGCTGGAAGGACTGCGCACCGAAAAGGCCCAGGCCATCCTGAACGCCGACACCCTGACCGACAACGCGGCCGCCGTGGCGGAACGCCTGAAGCATCAGAAGGAACTGGACGACGCGGTGGACAAGCGCGACGAAATCAGGGATCTGCTGCGGGATCTGGGGCCCAAGGGCCTGCTGGGCCGGATCCTTGCTGACGCCTTCGGCCCCCTGGTGGGCCAGGTGAACCACTACCTGAAGCCGATCACAGGGTCCACGATCTGGTTCGATGCTGACGGTGGACTGTCCCTGGGGTACAGCCGTCCCACGATCGAAGAAGGGAAGGTGCCCCTGGAAACGGCCAGCGAAAGCCACGCCGTGGTGATCAGCACCATCGTGGCGGCCGTGGTCCTGTCGAAGCTGGACGGCTGGCGCCACCTGGCGATCGACGGCCTTGAAGTGCTGTCGAAGGACAGGACCAGCAACCACCCCGATCTTCCCCCGCGCAGGGACGGCCTGGTGCTGGCCCTGGTGGCCATGTGCAACGACGGCCTGCTGGACGACTGCTGGCTGGCCAGCGTGGACGACGGCTGGCAACCACCCGAAGGGGTGCACTGGCACCAGATGGGGGGGCAGCCATGAAGCAGGACAACGAACAGAAGCTGCAGGCCAACGAACGGCAGCTGCAGGCCATCATGAGCGACCACCCCAGGATCCTGACCATCGCCGGCGCCGGCACCGGCAAAACCATGGTGCTGACGGCGCGGGTGGCCAGGTTGCTGGAACGTGGCGTCAGTGCTGCCCGCATGCTGTGCGTCACCTTCACCCGTGCCGCGGCCGCCGAAATGCGGGAACGGGTGGCGAAGGCCACCAGCGTGCGGTACTTGCCCGAAATCAGGACGGTACACAGCTGGTGTGCCAGGCTGCTGCGGGCCTACCCCGAAGCCGTGAACCGCACCAGCACCTTCACGATCTACGACCAGCGCGACAGCGACGATCTGCTGCGGGTGTGCGCCCAGGATCTGAAGGCGGTGGACAACCCCCACACCTGCAGGATCAGCACGCTGCGCCGGCGGGAACAGGTGGTGCAGGAATACGAAGCCAGGCTGGCCCAAGCCAACGCCCTGGACTTCGATCAGCTGGAAGGCCTGGCGCTGGGGCTTCTGCAGGACAACGACCAGGTGCGCGACGACATGCAGCAGCGATATCAGCACATACTGGTGGACGAATACCAGGACACGAACTTCGCCCAGGCGGCCATCTTCCAGCACCTGACGCCGATCAGCTTCTTCGTGGTCGGGGATCCCAGGCAATCGATCTACCGCTTCAGGGGCGCCGACGTGGGGATCATCCTGGAAGCTGCGGCTGACGCCGACTTCCAGGTGGTCCAGCTGGTGGACAACTACAGATCGAAGCCTTCGATCGTGGACGCTGCCAACGGCATCATGGCCCACCCCTTTGAACCGATGCGCGCCCACCGTGAACAGGTGATGCCGGGGCCCGTGCCGGCCTACCTGGTGGACGACGAACCCACGGCGGTGGCGAAGGCCGTGGAATTCCTGGTGGACCTGCACGAAGGACCGCAGGCCGTCGCCGTCCTGGCGCGACAGTGGAAGGCCCTGGTGCCGATCCGCGACTTGCTGCAGGACGCCGGGATCCCGGTGCGGTACCTGGGCGCCGAAGAAGATCCCTGGGAAACCACCGAAGGCCGTGCCCTGGCCCGTGCCCTGCTGCTGTACCACAACCACAGCGATATCAACCTGGCCCGGTGGCTGGACGCCTGGGGCAACGGCGGGAACCCACGGTGCGGTGACTTCAGGGACGTGCGGATCGAAGTCGCCAGCAGCCGGCGCCACGTCGTGGACGTGCTGGCCGAACAGGATCCGACTGGCACCTGGTCAGACTTCCAGGGGCTTCGGGCCCACCACATGGAAGGCGACGACGTGATCGACATTGCCGGGGCCATGGCTGCAGTTTTCCGTGGTCCCCCTGATGGCGCTGTCCAGGAAGCGATCGACGCGATCCCCGAAGACGTGCGCACCCTGGCCGACTGGATTGAATGGTGGACGGATCGCAGCGTGCAGGAACGCAAGGCCAGCGACGACGAAGCCGAAGCCGTCACCCTGTCCACCGTCCACGGGGCGAAGGGACTGGAATGGCCGGCCGTCGTCCTGGTGGGCGTCAACGACGGGATCTACCCCACGAACCGCAAGACGGCCGACGACGACGACAGGGCCGAAGATCGCCGGGTGTTTTACGTGGGGGTGACCAGGGCCAGGGACAGCCTGCTGCTGACCGTCCCCACTGAACAGCTGATGCCGTGGGGCAAGATGAAGGCGGTGGACCCTTCCCCCTACCTGACCGACGCAGGGATCCGGCTGGGATCCTGGGAAGGGGTTGTCTGATGGGCGACAAGCTAAAGGAACACCTGCAGGCCTTCGCCGACGCCATGGCGGCTGAAGACTGGAACAGCGCAGTGGGGCCGTTCACGGCCGCGGTGGTCGCAGCCATGAAGGAAAAGAAGCCAAAGGCCAAGGCGAAGCGCAGGAAGCCCCTGACCTATTCCCAGGCGACGCAGAAGGGGGTGGACTGGCCGAAGCTGCTGCAGCTGCCCGTGGACCAGCTGCTGGCTGCCCACCCCTGGACCGCGGCCAACATGGCGGATCCGGTGGGCTGGTGTCGGCGCCAGATTGCGCTGACGCCTGACGCCATGGACGTGCGGGCCGAAGTGATCAAGGCGCTGAACTGGATGGAAGACAACCAGCACCGCACCGGCGGCCGAAGGTCTGCTGACCAGTTCCTGTCCAGGTGGCTTTCGCGTGCCCGTGAACGGGGCCCCCGTGGCCCAGCGAACGGCAACGGCAAGGGGATCGACCACACCCCCCCCACGATCGACCTGGACGATCC